CGGGTTCGCTGTTCGCCCTGTTCAGAATATCGTTACCAAGAAATAACCAAACACTCGGCTCTGCCAACAAGCCGTTCCACAAGAACGGCCCAAGGCAGAGTCGCATATTATAGACGATATGAAATTCAAAGTTGGTGACAAAATCAAAATTGCGAAAAGCTTCATGCGGATGGGCCGTAATCATGTTGGCTCCGTCGGTATAGTATTAGAGCATAGATGTTATGGTGGCAGGTATGTTGGCAACGAACCTACGCATTATGTCGTTAAGTTTGATTGCTACAAAGCACCACACATCTTCATGCGGTTTGATTTGGAAGATAGTTGTGAGCTAATTAAATCAGAAAATATGGCAGAAAAAACATCAGCACCAAAGAGTAAGATTGAGCTTGTTCGTAAAGATTTATTCATAACGAAGGCTTGCAAATGTTTTTGTGATGACATTTGCGAAAAAGGAATGGCTGGCATGTGTTTCCATAAGCATGATGGTCAAGGCCAAGTAAAGAATACATTTAAGTATAATGAGTGTAATGAACTAAAGTTGCTTATTAACGCTTTAAATAGTTGACGGATATTATTTTAATAAACATGGCAAAGACAATTAAGATTACAATTTACAACCCAAAGGAGCTTTGGATAAAGTTCTGTAATTGGGTATTCTGGCCTCGGCATAAAAAGTGTGTTACTTGGTGTGATTATTACGATGGTGTACTTGATGCTAAAATTGTTGAAATATTGCAAGAAGAAAACGCAAAAGGTACGATTAGTGACGAAACAGCTGAACGGCTTGAAATAGCATTAAAACATGCTAACTATCAAGTTTCGGAACTTACTGCAAAACTCATGTCAGAACAATATAAATACGAAGACTAATGAAAAGAATTTCAATTAAAATTGATTGTGATTTTGATTTGTTGTTTTGGCATTTAGTACCATCCATCAATATAAATCTTCATTCGCACGAGATTGAATTTGAATGGCTGTGTATAGGATTTTATATTTCAAAAATTAAACAGATAAATCATGACAACAAAAATTGAGTGGACTCAAAAGGTGTGGAACCCTGTAACGGGCTGCACCAAGGTAAGCGAGGCTTGCCAAAATTGTTACGCAGAAGTGATGGCACGACGGCTACAGAAAATGCCTGGAAGTGCTGACAAGTATCGAAATGGATTTCAGCCGACAATTCACGTCAGCAGTCTGGGTGAACCGTTGGAATGGAAAAAGCCAACTATGGTTTTCGTGTGTTCTATGGGCGACCTGTTCCATAAAGATGTGTCGTTTGACTTCATCGACATGGTGATGAACGTCATCCGTGAATGTCCGCAACACACATTTCAGATTCTTACCAAGCGTCCTGAGCGCATGGCAGAGTATTTCTTAACGAGAGACGTACCACAAAACGCATGGCTTGGCACGACTTGTGAGAGTGACAAACATTTTGACCGCATTGACCACCTGCGTAAAATCAAAGACGCAAAGGTGCGCTTCCTGAGCTGTGAGCCGCTGTTAGGTGACTTGTTGGGTATTAACCTGCGTGGTATTGATTGGGTTATAACAGGTGGAGAAAGTGGATCGTGCGCCCGTCGTACACCTGTAGAGTGGTTCCGTACCCTTCGCGACGTCTGCCAGCGTAACTTTGTGCCTTTCTTCTTTAAGCAGTGGGGAGCATGGAGCGAGGACGGTATTAAACAGAGTAAGTATAAGAATGGCTCTCTGCTCGATGGTAGGGAGTGGAAAGAATATCCAAACGTATAATCATGTTAGATAACGAAAAACTACAAAAATTAGCAAAGGAAATCTATGAGATTGCCGTTGCTCATGGCTGGCACGAAGAGACCAGACCAAACGGGCTGTGGATGGCCCTGGTTATGTCTGAGGTTGCAGAAGCAGTCGAGGCAGACAGGAAACACATTTCTGTTAATGGAAACATTGAAGGATTCCATAAATTGGTTGGAGTAGGTCATGATTTTAAGATGGTGTATAGAGATTACATCAAAGGTTCTGTTGCAGAAGAACTGGCAGATATTGTCATTAGACTGCTTGACTACATTAACATGCGCTGGGGTGATAAATACGATTGGTGGTACAATCCATCCAGTTTCCGTATTCCTGACGATTTCCCTGTAGCTGCATGGAAACTTGTTAAGGAGCACCTTAACGAAGGAAGCATGAATGTCAGAGACTCCATCCAGTATGTGCTCGAATGGGCAGAAAAGCTGAACATTGACATTGAGCAGCATATCAATTTGAAGATGCGCTATAACTCTCTCCGTCCTTATAAGCACGGAGGCAAAAAATATTGATCATGGAAATAACAGAATTGATGATTGGGGATATTGTTCAATATCTCGACGGAAAGAAACTCATTACCGTGGTTGTCGTAAAGCCTGATGGCTCAGGTAATGTAGTGCGACTCAAGCAGAAGAATGGTCACAAATTTAATACGACCGTAGATTATTTGAGACCTATGCCTCTCACTCCAGAGATTCTTGAAAAGAATGGATTTAGAATCGTATTTGATGGCGAGTTGCATGTGTCCTATTTTCAGGACATAGAAAGCTTTCACACAGAAGTTAAAGTTGACAAAATAGGTATATACCAAAAATTATCAATGTTTGATGGTTTAGGCAATGGTGTTACTATTATTGAATGCAAATACGTCCATCAACTCCAACACGCTTTCTCCATTTGCAAAATAGATAAACAAATATCTCTCCCGTAGTATAACATGAAAGAAACCAAATTAAACATCGAGCCGGAATTAGGCTCAATCTCAGCAAAAGGTACCAAGTGTTGGTACGTTCGTTCTAACATGATAGCCCACAAGTTCATCGTACAGGAAGCCGAATGGATCGGTGGTGTATCAGACTTGCTTCGCATGGCCAAGGGTAATATGTTTTTCTCTTGGAAGGAAGCCAACGAGTTAGAGACTCAGCTTAATGAGCGTCTTGAAAAACTCAAAGCACTCACTCAGACCGACGAGTACAAACAGAAACTCGCTGATGATGAAGCCAAGAAAAAGGCTGAATCAGAAGAGCGCAAGCGTAAGCGCGAGGAAGCTATTGCCGCCAAGAAAGCTGCTAAAGAGGCTGCTATCATCGACCCAACGGCAAAGAAGAAGCCAAAAGGACTCACCACCCGAGAGGCCGCTATCAAGTACGAGGCTAAAAAGAAGAAATCTCCGCATCCTGATATTATCGTTTAGTCTCTCTATGGAAATGGGAGCTGTCCTCACGGATGGCTCCCATTTAAAACAAACTACTAATTCTTTTACTAACCAAAAACTATTAACCTTATGAAAAAACTCACTGCTACCGCTGTAGCATACCTGTATTAATAATCAACTATTTTCCGTTTTGTATGTTGCCGTGTCACGGCAATAGGCTTATCGTAATACCAAGTCCTACGAACGGCTCCACCTGTTTTGATTGGAACCCATATCCGTAGCCACCGATAAGCCCAAGATTCCACCTTCTGAACTTTTTCATCGCAACAGTCCGCGTCTCTACGATGGAATGAAGAATCTCTTTCTGCCTCACAAAGATGCTATCCAGTTGTGGCTCATATCCGCTGACCCATGCCGTATAGGTACTGTCATCCGTGTACATCTTCTGAGTAACTTCTAAGCAGATAGAATCCTGCTTATTTTCCCAAATACTATCCAAATAAGCGGAATCGGCCTTTATTGGCACCTTAATATATCGTATCACGGTCTCTTTCTTGGCCTCCGGCATTGAGTCCTTTTTCTCCGTGTACTTGATGACTGTCTTTTCAACGGTCTTCACGGGCTGCTCCTGCAGGTCCCGATATTGCTTGTAGTTATACAGCAACGAGACGATCAACAGGAGAATAATGCCAACCATGCAGATGAAGAATGCTTTCATACTGCCACCGCTACGAGCCAACTTTTCATCGTAATAGTCCATAGTTATTCGATTTTAATGAATATCATTCCCTTTGCTGTTTTCAGCTTCTCGTACAGAGCATGGAAGGTAGCCGTTGATTCCAGCACCTTACCCACCTCTTTGTTCTTACCAACGAGGATGCAGCCCTCGCTATCCTTGGCAGTATTGCCGATATGAATCAGCACACCGTCAAAGGCAGGCACATTCAGCAGTCTGGGTAGATAGCCCTTGCAGAAGTCATACTTCTTCTTCAACGAGAAACGTGGTGACTTCACACCAAGCGTTACCTGGTAACGTCCGGTGGGAATTGCCGTCTCTCCATGTTTCTTCTTGGCCTTGTTGACACTGACAGGCAAATTCTGATCCAGTCCTCTGTCACAGTCCTCAATGGTATCACAGAAATAGACTCCATCAATATATAGCTTGCCAATAGTGTATGTAGGCCGTTTGGCTATTCGTTTTAATCGTAAATCCATAACTCAATCCTTTTTTAGTTATCGTCACCGTTGTACTCATGAGAAACAATGTCGTTACCCTCAAAGTCTTTCTTGTCGTGGGTAAGGGCATCCAGCACTTTCTCGATACCGCCATACTCACGAATCAATGCAAGGATGGCTTTCCTGTATTCTTGCTGTTGTTTCCTTTCCTTGATGTCAGCAGGCTCCCAGATGCTTTTCACTTCCACGAATCCAACATATCCCAACGCTAACAGCGTGAACCAAGGAACCATGATAAAATCCACCTTATAGAAATTGTAAAGGAATAGCAGTAATACCAGCTGTACGACATCTATCAGACTGAGCGCAAAGGTCATATTGAAATACTTCGAAATCTTCTCAATAGTACGCTTATACCCTTCGCTCGTCTTGAACTCGCCACGCTGTTTTGCTTTACGGATGCCAGCACGCAAATCGCAAAAGATAAGACCTAAGATGATTATATAGCAGAGCAGCATCAGCCCTCCGTCAAACATCAGTGTTGTTATTCTCTCCTGGATCATAGTTTTCTTATTTTGTTATCCTGATATTGTGTTTTTGTATGCCGCTATGTATAGCGGCTCTCTCAGATGATGCAGAACAGCACCACATTAACGAAGCATATCACTTCCGCTATGAAGCACCAACGCCACCTACATTCCTTCCATGACATCAGAATACCAAAAAGCACCCATGTTATAAGAATCTCAGGACGGTTTAGCGCAATAGCCAACTGGCTAAGCACACAAGCCGACACACCTGCAACATTGTGTACTGCCACCATATCCTTTGCACACAATGGGAACACACCAAGCACACCCAAGGCAATTATAGTAAGGAATGCCAGGAACTTGGTATTCTCACTTGTGTTCTCGATGAATCCGGGACACACCAGCCATGCCGTCACAAAGATGACTGCACTCCACACCCAACGATGCTTCAAGTCAAAGACTGTCTGACTGATACTTGGTGGAACCTCTCCCCTAACGCCACTGGCGTAGGCAAGGTAGGCAGCGAGAATAACCGCCGCCAAACCTGCCATGATATAAATACCTGTCATACGCCACTAATGGTTACTCGTTAACTTCCTGTTCTTGTTCCTCAGCAGCAGCAAAGAAAGCCTCGTAAGGCTCGAAGTCGATAGCGTCTTTCTTCTGCCAGCCCTCTGCAAGACACTGCTGAATGTGAACGTAAACACCATCGTAGAAGTTGTTCAGGTCATCAAGAGTCTCGAAGGTACGGTAGCAGGCTGCGTTGTTCTCGTCCTCACCAATCTTGAAGGTCACAGGAACATAATTCTTGTTGCCTTTCTTCTCTGCTCTACGCTGAGCCTCTGAATAGTTGCTTTGATTCTCCTTAGACAGCCATACGTGACGCTCTACACCGTCGTTGTCCGTCCAAACGAAGCCTGTGAGAATCTTCTCGTCCGTCTGAGAGTCGATGTCGGCTATGATAGCCTTCTTCACGTCCTCTAAGGTTACCTGAGAAACCTGCTTCTTGTAGATGTAAATCTCTATCCAAGTAGCGTTCTCCTCGTCTACTTCTTGATAGCCGTAGCAGATGATCACTCGACTTGCATCCTCCTTGACGGGAGCAAAGTCTGTCTTCTTTCCAAACACTTTGTTCATAATTACAAGTTTTTAAATGTTTATAAAAAATAAGTCTGTCTGTAATCTTGGTCATATCCTCGTCGAAGATGCCAATGCGCAAGATGGGTTGTATCATCAGCAGCTTTCGACTCAGATTGTACGATTTTGTGTGCCTGAATATGCCCAAGTAAGAGTTTACGGAGCGTAGAATCTTCCAAGGCTTCGAGTAGTCGAACTCGGCAATCTTCTTCTTGATACGCTCTAAGGCATGATTCGAGATATATGTTCGCCAAGGCTTGATGTATGCACCCAGGAACTCTACGCCATGATGCACCTCGCTCACCTCCAGCTTGCCCATATGTAAGTCCAAACCAAGTTCCGCTTTCAGGAATTGTCTTATCCTTGGCACCAGACTCAACAGCCATTCTTTGTTTGCACTCACAACCGCTGCATCGTCCACATAACGCCCATAGAAGTGACACTTCAATTCGCGTTTCATGAATTGGTCTAACAGATTCAGATACACATTCGAGAAGAGTTGGCTCGTAAGATTGCCAATGGGAAGTCCAAGGCCTTCTTCCAGTTGCAACATGCTCTTGGCTGGGTCCAGCCCATCCCAGTCGGACGGGTCGCCACAGATGATGCAGTTCTCTTTCGGATTCAGCATAACGATAATTTCCGTCAGCCATTCTACAAATCCCATGTCGAGAATATCTCCCCATGTAGCCGATGTGTCTTTGCTGATACGATGTGTGGCCATCTTCCTCAGACTGGCAACAGCAATCTCCAAAAGCCTCTTGCGCACAATGTGCATGAAGTAGCCGCGAATATCTAAGTGCATGACATAGCACTTCCGTTGCCAGTTGTGACTCTCCTTTCTGCAGAAGTCCGTGATACGTCCTATTCCATAGTGTGTGCCACGTTCCTTGATGCAGCTGTATGTGTCCTTTATAAATGTTCTCTCGAACAGGCCATGCGTGTAGTTGAAGTAAAGATGATGTACGATACGGTCTCTGAATACAGCTGCAAATATCTCCCGCTTCTTCGGGTAGTCCACAATGAAGCATTTCGATGGCAGGGGCTTGTATCTCCGATAATACAAATCGTCGCACAGCTCTTCCATGTTCTGCTTGAGATTCGACTCCCATTTCCTTACATAACTCCTTTTTGACTTGTGCTTTTTCGCACTGTAATATGCTTGATAGAGGTCGAGAAGGAGCTGCTGCCGTGTCAGAACCATACAATAAGAGAGAAATAAGGATAGTCAGAAGTGTATGCTGAACAGGGCGAACAGCGAACCCGTTGTACCGGTTGTTGTTGTTCTGCGGATTGACACCACCAGAGTTGAAGTTCAAGTTCCGAGCATTGACAGCCGAGTTGAACGATGCAGACCAGTAGTTGCCGTTCGAGCCGCGATTGTTCCAAGACGAGCCGTTGCCGTTGCCAGAGCAAGCGAAGAAAAGCTTTCGGCCACAACCTTGCACGATAACACTAAGGGGTTGCACAAGGCAAGACCAAAGTGTATCTTTGATTTTTCCCATCACCGCAAGCAGTGGTAGGACGTGTGGCCTGTGAATATCGTTCTGAACCATCCTGATTGTTATTAAAAATGTTATTAGTCTCGTATTGTTAGAATATAGCAGAAACCTGTCTTCGCAAGTCGCGTAGAATATCGTAGGCCTCCCGTGGTGATATGTCCTCGATTGGCAGTGAAACGATATGACTGATGATGTCAGATATACGCATGATTCTCGGAGCCTGCTCAGCTGTCTCACGATCTTCGCGCTTCTGCTTCTTGCTCTCCATCAATGGCAGCGCGTTTTTCCAATCCTCCTTCATCTTATTGAGGTTTTCAAACGTCACTTCACCAATGTTCTCAGGAAGTGCAATCTTCACGTCAATCTGGGTGTCGCTGATGGGCTGAAACTCGATATTCCCATTGCTTGGAAGATACTTGCCGATAGACGATGCGGGAAAACCAACGAAAGCGTCAATATATCCGTCTTTCAACTTCTTTGCCAACACCTTCAAAGGCTTCTCTACTGCTTCACCAAAAGGAAATGCAGACATCAGCCACGCGCTCCAATCATGAGCGCGATACCAGTCACCTTCCTTTATCAAGTGAATCACACTCCACTGGCTTGATTCCTCGCGCTTTGTTTCAATGCTTATTATTTCTGCTATTGTCATCTTTACAATTTTTTTTCTTATTAGTTCTTACCATTCCAATGCGGAGTGAGCCTTGGGGCCGCTTGTGGAGCGGCCTTGTGGCCCACTCCGAATGTTATGGTTTTGTTACGTTCTTTTTGTGGAACGATATTACTGAACAGGGCGAACAGCGAACCCGTAGCACCGGTAGTTGTTGTTCAACGGATTGACACCACCAGAGTAGAAGCCCAAGTCCCGAGCATTGACAGCCGAGTTGAACGATGCAGACCAGTAGCCGCCGCTCGAGCCGCGACTGTACCAAGACGAGCCGTAGCCGTAGCCAGAGCAAGCGAAGAAAAGCAGATTGCCGTTATTCTTCGACTTGAGATAGATACCTACAACACCGTTAACGGTGACGAGCTTGTTAGTCGTGCTGGCATCTATGACGGTAGTACCGTCAGCCTGTACGAAGTCACAGTTGTCAAACAACTCCTGGAACTCAGCCGTTGTCGGCATACGCCAAGGACCACCGAGGTTAGCACGGGCAGCGTCCTGAGAAGGTGCCATGCTGGCAGTCAGCTTACAGCCAGGAGTCTGGCCGTAGATAGAATCGGGCTTGTAGCCATTCTCTGCTTCGTTCTTTGAGTTGTCCCATGTGCCAAAGTCGTAGTCGAAGCTCGAGTTGTCTTTGGGATTATGGCCGTCAGTATTACCCCATGAGAAGAATGTTTTCTCGTACTGGAATGCGCTGGCAGCGAATTTGTCAGGCTGCGTAAGGTCGATGTCTGCGTCAGCCCACTTCAAGCCGCTGGGCAGACCCATATCTACGACGTGGGCAGTAGGTGTCTGACTCTGTTCAAGGCCCATGATGCTTACCATGTTCCAGTTCGTGCCGTCGTATTGGAACTGCACGATGGTACGAGCCTTGATGACTCCGGGCTGGATGGCAGCACCATACACAAGGATTGGCTTTGCGCCTGTATTGTTCACGTTCAATGTAGCACCAGGTACTTCATTGGCAGTGGTAAAGAACACGCTAACCTTGCCATTCTTCTTGAGGGCAAAGTTGGAGATGGCAACTGTCTTGGCTTGTGTGGTGGCAGGAGTAGAGCATGTGCCATACCCGTTGCCGGAACACGCCATGTCCTGAATCAACTGCTGGGCTGGGTACTGCTTTACAGGAGTACCATCGGGATTGCAAATCATCACAATCTGGTCAGCAGTAGGAGCACCTTGGGTAAGCCCAGAAACAAGTGCTTTAATAGAATTGGCTGTTGAAATTCCGTCCATGATTTCTTTCTTTTAATGATTTATATTGTTAATTCTTAGTAACTACTGTCTTCGGCATGAGTTTAACCAAATCTTTCAGCATATCGTCAACGGTATAGCTTACACCATTGTAGGTGTAGATGTCAGTCGGCTTCAATGCGGCAGATGCGTTATTTCGGATAGTGGAAAGGTCGCTGATGGTGTCTTGCTTCTGAGCAAGAAGAGCGTTAATACTGGCCACCCAATATTCTATTGAGGCATCAGTAAATACTTCCCAGTCTTGATCGAGGGTTTCGTCGGCTATAACAAGGGCTACCTTTCCCCCAACAGTGTGCGTGACAAAGTGGCCATTGTCTATTTGTGGAACAACTGGCATGTTGCTGGTTGCCCTTAAGGCGCGATACAACACACCGTTGATGCCGATAACAGCATTCTTCCTGAAAGTGCTCGACGGTGTGAGCGAGTTGATGTCTACAGGAAGCAAATGTTCGTCTGCATTCGAGGCAAGCTCATACTTTAATGCTACGTTGGTGTATATCCACGCGGCAATGGGCTTGTAGATTTTTTGAATGAAGGATCGAAGCGTATTACTCATACTGTTCTCTGTTTTTTGTTGTTAATAGGCTGGCAGAGCCCTTTTAGACCCTGCCAACCGTAGCCTTAATTAGTCACCGCTCTGTGCAGGAGCTTCAGCGGCCTGCATGGCAGCCTCCCAAGCAGTTGTGCACTCAGCCTCAGTGATGATACCGAAGTCGTTCTCCAGTGCGTAACCAGCCTGTGCGTGGTCGCCCCAGCCGTAAGCACTCTCGGCATGGCTCAACTTGGTCTGAACAGCAGAAGCCAGCTTAGCCTCAGTCAGAGTACCGTCGGCAATGTCAGCAGTGATAGTGTGAGTGGCGGGGTCGATGCTCAGAGTAACCATCTTGCCAGTCTGTGTACCAACAGTCAGATACTCGATGCAGGCACTCATGTCTGCGTAGCTGAAAGCAGGAGTCTCGCCTGCAGCGTTGCTATTGTACTTCATGTACACACCTACACCTGTTACACCCTGAGCAGCAGTTACCTCGGTTGTGCCGTCGTAATACTTACCGCCGTTCTCCGTGATTGTCACAAGCTGGAACGTGCCGTTAAGAAGGTCTTTCTCAATGTCGATGTCCATCGTGGTGGCACCAGCACCTGTTCCTTTCGTAAAGCGATAACTCTTGAGCTTTCCAGCGTTAGGGTTCTGCAGGACCTCAAAGGTCACAACGTCACTGTTGGCCTTGCCAGCCAGTTCAATCAGAGCTTCCTCCACGTTGGTGGACTGAGAGAATGCAGCGTTGGTGAACGCAATGTCATCAGCTGCGAGAGCGTTAACCAATCCCTCTGCGTAGGTCTTGGCGGTGTTCAAACTTGACACAATGGTCACGGCAATCAGATTCAGCACAAACTGCAATCTTGCCTTGGTCACGAGCTTTGATAAATCAATTGTCATAAAGCGTAATGATTTAAAATGTTAATAAATAATGTGAACTATACTGAGTGAAAAACTCATTCTTAATCTTTAGCTGCCTCATTGATGGCATTCTGCCAGTCATCGGCAAGGTCGGTGTCGGAAATGTCTTCCGTATCCTGTGGGTCAACATCAAGGCCAGCGTTGTTCATAGCTTCCTGCCAGTCATCTTCCAGCTCTTGCTCGGTAATGACATTCGACTCGTCAAGAACGTCGAGCTTATCCTGAATATCCTTGTCGAGGTCTTCCTTCTGAATGCTGCCGTCCTCAATCTGCTGAGAGCCCACACTATTGGGAGCTGGCTGACTGCCACCGCTACCACCACTACTACACTCGTACTGTGTTCCGTCACAGTCTTCGATGATCAATGTTCTTTTTTCCATATCCGTAGTTATTTAATGATGATTACTGCTTGCATATTCTTTTTCTCTGCCCGTGCCTTTATGGCCGTTTTGGCCGTGAGAATACTCGAATAGAATTTCTGTAGTCCAAGGGTGGGGCAACCTTTCTGAAAGAACTGCCAAAGCCACAGGAACTTTCTTCTTTGCTCAATCAGGTATCGCTTCGGAGCAATCTTCCTGACTCTGATGATGATTTGTTTTTTCTTTGCCATGTTATTTCGTGTTTAAAGTGAATATCCAGCGTTCTGCAAGATGGCCTGCAACTTCGACTTGTTGATGTAGAGCGTCTTATAGCTACCAACACCTTTGCTATCAATGTACTGCAAGTTGAACCAGTAGATGGGGTCTGCAAGTTTATCTTCATTCCAGTCTGTCGGGTCAACAATGAGATTTATATACCCAAACCACGTAAAGCCACTGCCATAACCCTTGCTGCCTCCTGCGCTTGTGTCAAGCCAGAATGCCTGAACAGGACTGTAAGCGTCTTTCGTGTTGTAGTAATAGACATCGCCTTCTTTCGTCCTATTGTAGTCGCTATCCTGCATAACGTTGTAACCCCTAAGTTCAAGCTCTTCAATAGACCTACCGTTAAGCATGGTCTCTTTGCTCGAAATGATACCAGACTGAGGATTATTACACGTCACGACGATACCACCACCATAGACATCACCAGTCTGGAATGGAGAGTGGTAGCTGGCCTTAATGAATTTGCCATTAAAGTATCTTGCTTCTTCACCACTTGCACAATAGTTGCCACCAAAGTAAGCATTTGCCATGATCTTGGCAAGATACTTTTTCAGGAAAGTCGATGATGGTGGCACCTGACTCTTGAACATATACCGATATACCGTAACTATTGCGCTATTTGGTATTTCCGTTGCATCGTATGAACCGTCATCAATGTTGTAATATTGCAGTGTAAACGATTCAGCCTGAGACTGTGTTCTTTCAGATTCAACAGGGCCGAGACCGTATGTAAACATACCGTTTTTGTCATAGAAATTCAGTACAGCACAACCGTTAGCATCAACACCAAGCACGATATTCGGGAAATTGTAAGCACCATAGAGCTTGATAACACCTTCGCTGATTTCAACCTTTGAAGATGGACCAATGGTAACGATTTTACCTCTGATGTTGGCATCGTTCTGATAGGTACGGCCTGTTCTTAAGTCAACGGCATAGTTTGGAATGAATCTGGCATCGGTTGACTCTATTTCGATAGATTCAATATAACCAATCTCTCCGTTCTCATTCATGCCTGCGCGGAGATTAAATTTGCCACTACCTGTAGTTATCGTCTTTGTGTACACAAGTGTCACAACTTCATCACTCGTTGTTGAACCAAGATAATAAGCGTCGCTCGAATCGTTGTCATCGAACAGCCTCAGATGCATGGTGTCACTGCTGTTTACGTAACACGTAATCTTGATGATATATGTACCTGCAGTAAGGCTGAAATTATTGGTGATTCTGGTCCACTCATTGCTATAACCCTTATCAACTTCATCGGTTTTAACAGGAATCTGAAAACTCTCAAAGCCCATCGGATATGCAGGGTCGAAATAGGTATAGGCAGCACGGTTTTTGTATTCGCCTGGCTCTTCCACAGAACCACCGTAATATACACCGTCAATTGTTCCGTGAACAGAGATAAGCCAGTCACCTGTTATGATGGCAGCTCCGAACTGAGCGAAGTTCTTGACAAAGATTGCATCAGTGAGTACCACACCATAGTTCTGTAGAATCTTCCACTTATGACTGCTGTTAGATGGTATATCATTGGCCGTTGCAGATGCAACGTCGAGATACCACCATGCGGTTGCGTAATAAACCACAGGACATAACTTTGCCGTGCGTGAATAGGGAGCTTTCTTTGGGAACTCGCCTGCAATGTAGTACATGCGGCCAGTATCTCCCTTATCACCTTGATTGGCAATCGTCACATACTTGACACACTTGACAGAACCACCGATAACGATGGCTGCAAATATACTGTTGGAACCTTTGGCATAATCATTTTGGTTGTCATCATTGAACCAAGTTCCAGCATCAAAATTTCCGCTTCCGTCAGTTGTGGTGTCTGCATACGTTTTATCGTCATTCAGTATATAGCCGTATCTTATCATCGTGTTTGTGAGTACGGAGCGCGTGCTTCCAACGATTTTATAAGCTGTACCAGCAAGGCCTGCCGTAATGATTCCACTCGAATCAACTTTTGCCCATGCAGTATTGAGTACTATGTCATACATAACAGCATCGTCACCATCCTCACCTTTTTCGCCATCTTTTGTATGGCTTACACAAGTGCCAGTGATGGAATTTGCGTTAACGCTTGTGCATTTATAGATAGCAGTATGATTCTTACCTGAGTCACTTGATGTACCGGTAACTACGAAATAGTCACTTACACGGCAAGCAGTAAAATCGCTGTCACCAGTACGCTTGGTGTAATTCTCAGAATGTCCTAATTCTGCATAGGTATTCCAGTTGGCATCAGTGTAGAGGTTGTTTCTAATCAGAGTCAGAGCAATGCTATAACCAGTTGCACCGTCATTACCAAAATAGCCAATACACTGACCTGATTCTGACGGAACATAAGTTGTACCACCACCGCTGTAGACTAACTTTGTGCGCGTCCACAAATACTTTCCTTTCTCTGCAGTTGGAGGTGTATTATCCTGCCAAGAGCCTGTTGCAGTAGAAGCCGTACCAAGTGCATACTGCTCTGTGACGGAAGCAAATTCACTAACTTTACCCAGGCATTGCTTACCTGTATATTTAGTTGTATTGTTGGAAAGCGTAACCTTCGTTGCCTGCCAAATATATTTCGATGCGTTGGCAGAAGTTATGTCTAATTCAGCAAAAGTTGTCTTCCATGATACAGAGTCAGCAGGCGCAGTAGAACCGCTGTCACTCAGAACGAACACAATATCTGCTGACGATATGCTTACACCGTCTTCTACCAATTTCGTTGCTGGATTGCTCCACTCGTCGGCATTGATCGTGTCGGTAGTTCCACGGCTTACTGCCATTGCCTGACGTACCCAGCAGGGATAGTGGTTGTTGTCAGTGGCAGGAATATTCGTGCTCCAGCCATTCAGTGTACCTGTCAAGGCTCCAGTAGCGAAGGTGTAAACAGCTCCGTCGGCTGGCTTGTCAGTAGGCTGAGAGGCTGCACGTTTATAGATAAAGACAGGAGCAGAACTCATACCGTCGGCAACGTATTCGACGGGAGTACTCCAATCGGAAGCTGCTATATCGTCAGTATCAGACTGACTACGGGCAACAGCCATGATGACATACAGCTTTGTGTTAGCTGATGCCGTGGGGATATTCTGACTCCATCCGTTGAAGTATGTCGATGCGCCAGTAAGCCTACCTGTACTGAAAGTATAGGTAAGGGGTCCTGACGGGCGGTTATTGTCCGTTAGTACGCTGGCAGAGCGACGGTACAAAGGTACGACGACTGTGTTGTAGCCGTCAGTACCATTGGTTCCGTCGATGATACCTTGACAAACTAAGCCTCCTGATGCTCTCATGTCTTTATCTATTCGTTTGCGTTAGAACTCTGATGACTGTGCGTGAATCTTTACAGGTCGAGCTACCTTGTTGCCGTTCCCATCAGTGAGCACGACATCCTGGTAGCGCAACGAGCAATATGTCTGACCGCCAGTAGATGGAATGCCGGGCAGGTCACTGATAGATGCTCCTGTATTGGCATCGTCTGCGTTGAACGTCCATGTAACACTGGCTGCACTGCTGCCAGCAGGGAACGTGTCACCCTTATCCGTGTAGAGCTTCGGGAAGATATACTTCGTCTGACCTGTGCGGATATTCAGGCGAGGCTCAAGACCTGTCAACTCTATGCCGTTTGTGCCTGCTGCATTATCACAGATAAGCCACTTCACAGCGTACGGGTCGCTGAGGTCGTAAACAGCAGAGGTACCACTGGCCAACTCGTTACCCTGAGCATCGTACACACGGCAGCGGAGAGTTAGCAGACAGTCAACTGCTTCCGGACCAATGGTAATCAAGTCGCCAGGAACAAGGCTCTGACCAATGGTGATGTCGGTTGTTCCACCTGCTGCCTGACTGTCTTTCAGTTCCACCTCTGTAGGTCCTGTGATGTCAAAGAACTTGAATGTATAACCTGTCATGTCTGATGCGCTAACAGGAACACCGTTATGATACAGTCGTGCAAGTCTCTGAGTGGAAAGAATCTGATTGCTGTTGTTGGTCATGATGAACTTAGCAACATTCAGCGGAACGTGCATTTCCACTGAGTAGCCTGCGTTGGCATCTGCTATCGGACGAATGGCAACGTCTTTGCCAATACCACTGAACTGAATCTGACCGCCACCACTGACTACGCTACCATCAAACGAGATACGGTCATCGTCGGGATTCAGTATGGCATCTGCAGGATTGCCTATCATTACCAAGCAGGGAATTGTGCCACCATCATACGCGAAAGTGTCTTTCTTTAACAATCCAGGAACACCGCCTTGCTGGTTGGAGATATTGTCCGTGAAGCCAACAAGATTGCCGTTATAGTAGATGTTGGTGATATTAAGGGTTGATGTGATGTCTTGACCTGACGAGGTATCAAAAGCACGGATGATGATGCGTGGCAGTGTCGCTTTCTCTGCTGATGTGCCATGCTCATAGATATGCGCCCAATCAGGTGTGCATGTCGTTTCGTCGAAATACTGAGTTAGGGATGCTGGATTGCCTGCAGCATCTACTACCATGATGTCATATGCAACGGTTGTTCCGTCAATGGTGCCTGCTACAACGAGGCCCGCGTTTACTCTATTCATACGGTCCCTCCTTTCTTCATCTTGGAGCGAAGCTCATTGAGCACCGCTGTATTGGGTACCAAGGTGACTCCTTCAAGAGCACCCATCAGTCTTGCCTCGCGTCCGCTGACAATGGCGCGTCCGTCGGGCATCGTCTCGTAATGTCTTCCTTCTGGCAGACGGGATTTGTCAATCAATACATACATAGCTATAATGTTTTGAATTTACTCGAATGATGGCGATATAACCTTTTGGTTGTCGTCTATAACTTGACTGTCGTTCTCTACGACAATATCACAGCCTGAATAGAGAGAAACGTCAGCCCATACGTTAAAGCCCTCGGGGAACGAGAATCCTTTTTCGCTTGGGATAAAGCTGATGTTTGGCGTAGTACCCAAGGAAATGATTGCTCCAGTTTTGAGATTCTGAGCTTTCCAGTGAATGCGGAACAGACATCTTCGGTTTTGTGGCACGTCTCTTCCGTTATAGCGTAGCTGCATTTCGTAGCTTGCCCGGATGCTCATGTGTACATCTTGCCTGTTACCAGTCAGCTGAATGGGGTCTGCGTGTAAGGTATCGTTGAGCGTCATCGTAAACTGTGTGGTGTAGAATGGATTGTTGTCTGACAAAGGATTCTGCCAAGCCTCGTCTGCTTCCTTACGCTTGCCGTAACAGCGAACCTTGAACTTAGTTTGGATCATCCTCGCGTCAAAGGTCAGCGTCTTGGTCTTTACTCCTGTCAGCTGCAGATTCTCTATCTCTTCTTCCGTGAACTGCCTCCAGCCGCTTGCCGATGTGCTATCCTCTTTCACCCAAAGATAGCTTGCCTCGTTGTCTGGAACTTCACCGTCAGTACCTATCAGCTGTACGTTTACAGAACGTGGCCAAGGAATATCAAGAATGGTCTGACCAGTAGGAATAGCATCTGTGAAGGACAATGGATCAAGCAGAACTTCGTCACCACAGTCACCCTTCATTACAATCATATCCGTATTGTAGTTCTCTGTAGTGAAGTCAATGCTCTTCAAGACACGCATCGTCATACCTGTACGAGTGTCAACGAACTTCAAGACGGCATAGATAGGCATTGCTGTTAGACGTGTCACATTCTTGTGGACGATAAGGCACAAGTTTGGAACGTTATCACACCATGCAGCGTTGCTTCCGTCACTTATCAGGAAGTCTTCACTGCGCCATGCTGCTTCATGAGTCAGCTCGCCAGTCTCTTCGTCGTAGATGTCAACATCATCCAATACCGACTGTGCAGGATTGGAAATGCGGCCTGTCTGATAGTCACCCTCTATAGGCATCTGTGTGTACCATTCTATATCGCTCAGTGTGACAAATCCAGTCATGATGTTTGAAGGGTCATTGACAAACACTTTTCCACCAAGAATACACGGCACCCACTTTCTGTCATCCTCAAAGGTGCTCTCGGTAGTATAGAACATCTGACGTGTACTGCCACCAAGGATTACGATGTCTGCAGACATCGACAGTGCATCGAACACCATTTGGCTGGAATTGGTTCTACTCTTTATCATATCTCTTTCGTTTTAGAATACATAATCTGCAGGCATGTTAACTACCTGTCCGCTATTGCTAAATGTGACAATGCAAGTGATTAGGGCTTGTCTGTAGGTTATCATCCATCCACTACCCATGTCACCGCGTACCAGCTTTATCCTGTTGCTCTTCGCGTCACCAACTATTGGGTTGCCGTCAGGACCGACAACAACAGGAGTCCAAGACAAATCTTCGCTGGTCTGCTCAAACTCTTCGGTTGCGCTGTTGTAGCCCGTACTGCGTTTCCATGCTATTCGGAAATCATCGACGTTCATAATATGGCCGGTAATATCTTCATCACCAAACCATACGTGCATGGTAAGGATGGTGTTAACATTACCACCTCTGAACGTACGCCCGTTGCTGGTGGTAATCTCGCTCAGATATACGGTATTGCCGCCTACAGGAGTCCAGTCGGTGCAATTCCAACAAGGCTCTTGTCTTGTTCCGTCAACCAAACATTCCCAGAGAATGCCGTTGTTCCATACACGGCTAATCTCCAAGTCCACCTTCCACTCCTGCATCATCTTTGCATGCAGCTGCTCGTCGGTAAGGTCGCTATACGATGCGTCATTACGATATTGCAGCCACAAGGCACGGGTGTAGGTTCTGAAATGGTAAGGCTCGCTAACGGTGGTTCCGTCAACTACGATGGTGGGATTGTTGACCCACTGGCCCCTGTCAGTTCTTACGATGGTGGCAGGCCACTTGATTTTGTGTGCGTGCTCGTAGAAGATCGTGTTGACATACAACGATGGCATGTTCTTGTCACGAATCTGACTTGGCAGCACTCCTTCGTCATCCAGTACAGAGGGGAGAATACCAAGAGCCAGAGCGTAGTTCTCGGCATGAAGGATGGGCTGCGTGACATTCCAGTAATGTGTCAGCCTGTGGTCGGTTCCGCTTAGCTCCCAATAGCTCTGACGTAATGGATTGGTGGTGTTACCTCTACGGGCAACGGTCATGAAGTCCTTTGGAGCGAAGTTCTTACCGCCAGGCACCATATTGTCAGCCCACAAGGAAACTACCATCACGTCGCGCTCCATGCCGTCATTGAGCGTCATGCTGTGAACGCGCATCCATGAGGTGTAGTATTCGTAGCCGTCATCACCTGTCTCGTCATCAACCTTACCAAAGAGAATATCGTTCTCTGCAATGGCAGGGTGACGGCCTTCTTTCTCCTTGTGCATGTAGCAGGTATAGGTCCCGTCACCATTATCCACAACTTCCTCGATGTCACCACCACCACTAAACTGGTAGTCCTGTTCCATGATTTCAAGGTAGTTGTATATCAGCTTTCGGAACATTGCCCAGCCTCTCACAACAAGGCCGTCGGTGCTGATGACACCTGTAGAGGCATCCATGTGAATGCCAGTACCTTCCATGTCGGGAGAGCCACCCGGAGAGCGCAGAATGTTTCTGAAAACTATCTCGCTGGCTCTCATTGCTTGCTCTACCGTGAGGTCGCCCTTCACGCAGTCACGGACTATAAGGCTGATAAGGTCGGCTGCACCGTCGGGAGTGATAGCGGCTCCTGTATCAAGCTCGTCACCTGCTATCGGATGCTCACGATGGTAGTCACCAAACCACGCCTCAAACAAAGACGTGAAACCTTTCTCGAAGGTGATACGACCTTCTGCTATATCGTTGTTAAGCCTCGAAAGGAACTGCTCACTACCGTAGTTCTCGATAAGACTCTGAATCTGCTTGCTGGTATAGCCACCGCCACCACCGCTGCCACCACCTGACACGCTGTTGCCTGAAATGGCTTTGTCTATCATGCGCTGAATGGTGCTCACCTGCTTCTCGTCTCTCAGAGTGACTTCGTAGGTAGGCAGCTCACCATTACCGCGCTCTCTGATAGTCAGCACGTCGATGATGATACCCTCGTCGATGTCAAGGTCTTCGTCGGCAAACAGGAAGATGTCACCTGCATGGATGGTGTCATGGATAGATGTCTCACCACGCTCAATAGCTTCGTCGTGCTGTCGGGCCATCCATATTTCATCAATACGGGGCTGATAGGTGAAGCGTGTGGTGTCATTCTTTTGCAAGGCTTCAATGGCTGCATACAGCAGCTTCTCACTGGCTGCAGAAACATATTCGTCGGGCAGCTTGATACCTGTCAGCACGTAATGGTCGCCAGTCTTGATCTGGAAATCCTTGTAAGGAAACCAAAGGTCAAGAGAATCATCTTTCACGCGCTCTACTCGGCATTCCCACTGGCCGCTGTTATTCTTGGTGGGTCTGTTGGCCATCTTGAAGCTGCGAGAGCCACACATGCCATCCTTCATGTCGATGGTAGCTCCTTCCTCGTAGTATTCTGCAAGGTCAAAGCCAAGGTTGGGTAGGGTAATGGTGAAATTGGGAACGTTACCCTCTCCATAGACACCGTTATCAGTTATCTGCTCGGCTGAAACAACCTTGTCAACATCGTTGCCAAGATATTTCATACCTTCCAGCGTAGGATGGATATTCTCAGTATCGTTGTTGCCGTCGAAATATATGTTGCTGGGTCTGATACCGTACTCGTCGGCTTTCAGACTTTGAATCCATGGACGGTGCTTTTCCTTTGAGAAATAGCCAGTGAAGCCGTTGATGGTGGCCTTACCTGTTGCATCGTCGCAATCCGTACCGCCATTCTCCTTCACCCAATTGTACAGCGACTTGTTGGGGAATCCGGGCAGCATCAGACGTGACACAGCCATATTGTTAGGCAGATTCTCAGTAGCGTAGTTCTTGTTTGCGAGTGGGAAAGCACTCTTCTCTACACCACCAACGAAATATACCAAGTCACCCTGCTTGATAGCCTCAGAGAAAGCATTCATTGCTGACTGGTCTGGCTCGTCGCGGTCATCCTCTGGATTCACACCTGTATATTCGCAATAGACCTCACAGCGGTTGGAGTTGTAGGCCATCGTGACATAACCCTTCACGGTAATGCCGTTTGCCTGTAGCTTGACAATGAAGTTATAGTCACCCTTTCCACCGTAGTTTCCGGGATATGACTTGGATATTTCGGTGAAATACTTCTGATAGTAGTCAAGGTCGAGAATGAAGTTGGCATAATGCAAGCCAGACGTTGCGTAGTTGGCCTTGATGCTCTCCACGTGGGCAAATACCTGCAGATTCAGCTCTGCATAGTAGCGGTTAGGAAGGTTTTCCTCACTGCCGTATGCTTTCAGACGTGTGACTACCTGCTGGCCCTCTTCGCTGATGCGCTCTATCTCGTAGAGTCCGTTACCCTTACCATAGCGGAAAGTGTTGGAGGTGAATACGCCATCGGTGCCAGCGATAACAACATTGCCACGCTGGATGAAGTTCAAATCAAACTCAGAGTTGATTTTCGTCAGAGCCTCCCAACAGGTGATATTATCCACCGTCAGGGCTACACTCGTCTTTCCGTAAGAAAGTGTGCGCTCGGCTCCCGTCGGGTCCACATACTGCTTATAGGCATCAATGAAAGCCTGCTGTCTGCCAACAAGTGAACCACGTTGGGCGTTTCTTGCGGTATTCAGTCCAATGAGAATGAATCTGCCAGGATAAAGCTCTTCCAAACATGCCTGCACTCTATCCAAGAGGTCATCAACACTCTCGCAATAGAAGGGGAACGTAGGCAGTCCCGTGTAGTGCATCTGATTGTCATCAAGCACAATGTCAGTAAAGTCACAGCCCACAATCTTGCTCTGTGGGTCTGACACAAACTTGATGTTCTCGTAGATGAATCCCTCACCATGTGTACCACGACGGGCTTTCTTCAACACCCGTGGATCGTAGTTGATGCAATAACGCTCGCCTCGGTAGTCGATATAGTCACCAATCTGGAATCTGACTGGATTTGCATCCTTGACCGTGACGGTCAAATAGCATTCAGCCATCCATTCGTCGTGAAGCTCAAGCTCTTTCACCTGCGCCCTCTCGACTCCGTTGATGCTATATATCTTCCACTCGTTCATACACACGTCATGTATGCCGCCCTACGGCAGCGTCACATCGGTAACAGGGTCATTGACCTTGAGCGTTACTTCAAATATCAGGTATTCGTTGTTATCGTCAGACTTCCACTTGGCGTTGTCTGATACACCATCCAAGCGGACATTCTGTCTGCCGATACGAGTATAAGAGGAATAGAGCTTAAACTGCCCTAACTTCAAATGATTTAGGAATGTGCCAACTTTATTGCGGACATCGGCTATTGAGCCGCTTTTCTTGCAGCCAAATTCCACCTTCATGGTGTAGGCTTCAAGTTTCAAACCATCTTTGGGAATGTACTCGTCATCACCGTCTTCATCATTCCAAGAACGCTTGGCCGGGTCTTTGACTTTGTTGAAAATCACGAAGGGAATCTTCTTGCAGTAGATACCCCATGTGGCAACACTCTCGCAAATGGGATATGGAGCGTCGTTTGCATCCGTTCCCATTAACTGCAAGAAAAAGTTCTGCCATTTCTCCATAAGTCTTAACGTGTTTGTTATCCCAAATAGTTGATTTTCGCCACAAAGATACAAATATTTTCCGTATAAATATACAAATAATGCGAATATTTATGCAATTTAACAGAAATTTTTGCATAAAGATGGTAAAATGCAGGGTTATTGCCCTGCATTTCTCTTATCTCTGATGGTGACATTACCCTCGTAGGTTATCTCGCCACCATGCCAGTACACGAAAGCTTTTGAGAATCCTTTGGCCACCACATGAACACGGCAATTATCGTAGGCTTCGACAAACACCTTTGAACTTTCATCAACCTCTATTCTAAGGTTGGCATGGTGTCTGACATAGACATTTCCCGTACTATTGGTATGGTATCTGAGCGTGCCGATACTCTCACCAAGGGCAACAGCTGTAACGAGGTTGCTGGCATCAATACTGCTGTCAAGAAATATTCCTTTCGCCATGAGAATATCCTTGGGGAACACCTTTCTTGCAAACTCCAGTTTGGGATAGTCATGCTTGATGCAAAAATCAATGCCACGTAAATATTTTTCAAGTAACTGTTGTATTGACTCTTTATCGCCCCAATCATTATACCATTGGTCGCACAAGCCAAGTTCTCTTGCTCTTCTCTTTAGAAGATTGTTAAGTTCTTTCTCCTTCATGTTATTTAATTTTTATACCCTGTCCGTCTGGTGCTAAGCTATGCAGAAGGTTGTAGATGTCCTCTGCGAAGCTGGCATTCTTGCTGGTGTTCCTTGCTATCTGCTCCAGTTGTGCGAGCTGTGCGCGTGCAATGATAGGCATTTCTGACTGACCCTGCACGATTGCAAGCATCTGCAAAAGCGTAGCCCTGTTTACACTGACATCTGCACGGATAGCATTCAAGTAGGATGCAAGAAGGTCTGCAGTACTCTCAGTGATATTCTTGATACTCGATGAAGCAGAACTGCCGGAATCGTCTCTGATGGAATCTCCGTGACGGTTGGCAATCTGCTCAAGACCATCAAGGAATACGGTAGTGACACGTGCTGCCTCGTCGGCATCGGAATACATCTTGGCAAGGATTTCAAGACCGCGTTCGTCCATGCGTCCATCATTGGCCTCAAAATACTTCATGAACTCATCCATGTTCTTTTGAAGGAGAGGTTCGAGGTACTTCTGAGCGATAATCTTGGTGCCTACCTCCTTGATCATTTCGCTGACCTTCTTCTTGTAGGCATCAACGGCATTCTCACCAGTAGACCAAGCTTCAACGAGGGCATCAGCCAGACCGGACGCCCAACTCTTATAGTCGATACCGTACAGGTCCTTGGCCATTTCCTCAGCAAAGTAGCGAATCTCAAGTTCGAGTTCCTTGATTTGCTGCTCCATGTCCTGTACCTTATCCCAATCGGTTTCCTTCTTATCCTTCTCAGATTCTATCTGACTGCGAAGTTCGTCCTGTTGCACCATGAGAGAAGCCTTTTGGGCATCGTAGTAGCTCTGACTCTTCTCGGCTTCCTTGATTGCCTTATATGTACGCTCCTGGATATAGCCGTTGCTGGTGGCACCAATAATATTCATAATGGTGTAGTTGCCAGTATTGAGTTCACGTCTGGCCCTCTCTCTTTCCTCGTATTTCTGACGATACTCAGCCATCTTGTCAGACGTTTCCTTGTCAGCCTTGGCAGTATAGATACCTCCCAAAGTATGCTCAAGAACGGTCTCGAGATTCTTTGTCAGATTCTCCATTTCCTTTTGTCTGCGCTTAGAGGCTTGGATTTCCTCTTCAAGTGCTTCGTCGTGACCGCCAAAGATGGCTTCTATACCAGAGCTAATCAGACTTACACCTGCACCAATGGCAGCACCCCAAGGACCAGCTGCTTGACCAAATATAGCTGCTGCACCTGCTGCACCAGTGGCAGCACCACCAAGTGCGCCCTGTACTGCGCCAAAAGCCTGACCAACACCCTTCATGCCAAGTTGGTCGAAGAGATTGATAACGGGGTCGAGTGCACCAGCAAGTGCATCAAACTTTCCTCTCAATCCTTCAACACCCTTCACGAAGTCAGAGCCAGCGGCTTTCTTGCCATTCTTGATTTGACCTTTTGTAACAGTACTACCAAGCTTCACGCCAAGGATGGAAGACAATTCTTGATTGGCTATCAGGTCGCCTTGTTTATTGGCCTGCTTCTCGTAGCCATTGAGAATCCTCATGCGGCTCATGGCATCACTCATTGCCAAGAAGGGATTGCGGTTTGCCAGCTCTTCGCGCATCTTGGCAATGGCACTCTGCAAGGCTTTCACGTCCTCTACACTAAGCCCGGCTGTGTGTCCGAATCTCTCAGTTTCGGTCATCAAATCCCTCAGAGTCTCAGTAGTCACTCTGTCAAGGTCATCGAAAATCTTCACCCAATTCGTGTTGGCCTTGAACTGCTCAAACTGATAATGGGCAATCTTTTCGTTATGCTCCTGTGTGGCTCCTGCCTCTGCCTGCTGGCGAAGGGTGGGGTCATTGATTTTCTTGATAAGTTCCAGCTGACGCTCGTAGCGACGGTTTTCATCCTCTATCTGCTGGGCAAGAGTGCGATTCTTTGTAACCGTCTCTTCCATCAGCTGTAGAGTTTCTTGCTTAATCTTCTTTTCGTTGGCAGCATAAGCCTCGTACAACTCAGAGAAAACCTTGCTATTCTCGCCAAACGTCTTAGCGAAGGTGTTCTTATCCATGGCGAAAACGTCCTCTGCTTTCAGGGCGCCTTGTGGATTGGCTGCAAGGGCTTCGCGCATCTGACGAATCAGTTCATCCTTATATGTTGCACTCTGCACACCGCCACCAAAGGCAATAGTCATGGCTCCCTGCTGATTACCTGTCAGCTGATAGATTTTCTTATAGGTGTCGTACTGCTCAGAAAGCAAGCTCAACTGCGTTTTCAGGTCGCTGTTGATTCTGCTAATAGCGTCAGCATCAGCCTTACGCTGCTGTGATACCTTGTCAGCATCTACGGAACTGACAAACTTCTTTCTCGCCTCAGTATTGGCCTTGAATCCCTTGGTCAGCTCGTCGAGACTCTGGCTATAGTTGGTAACGTCACCAAGATTCCAGCCAAAGACATCGGCAAAGCCATTGGCTTTCAGATAGTCGGTTGCACCAGAGCCATACAGCTTACGGGCATTCTCCAACTCCGAATAGAACTTCTTATAGAGGTCAACACGATTCTTCAAAGACTCAAGAGCCTTATCCTTCTTGTTGCCACCACCTCCAGTAGTCTTTTTCTTATTGACATTCAGCCCAAGGTCTTTACCAGCCTGCACAATCTTGGCATCCTCTGCCTTATCGTTGTTATAGTCCTGTAAAACCTTGCTGACATAGCTACGCCACTCGGGGGCAAGTGGAGCAAGGCCGTTTTCTATATCCTTTGGAAGGCTGCTCAGGTCGAAGCCGAACTTGATAAGAATCTTACCGTTGCGCTCCATGGATTCCTGCATTTCCTTGTGTTTGTTTTGAAGTTCTTTCTCGACTTTCTCCAAGGAACTCTGGGCATCAACGGTAATCCTTATCTTGTTATTATCGAAATAATTCTTCAAATCCTGCTGCCAGGGAGCGAGGTCCTGCTCTTCCACTGATGGTAGAGCCTTGATCTTGATGACCATCGGCTCACTAAGCAGCTGGCTATATAACTTGTCACGGAAACGCTCTTTGGTCTCACCATCCAGCTCATAGCTATTCAGCACATCGTTGACGGAATCGCGGAACTTCATCAGACCCTCGTTATCCCATTCTGCTATGGTAGCCGGATTGAGACCCTGAGCTTTCAGGGTTTCGTTAAGAGCAATTTCAATATGGTCGGCATACTCCTGCATCTGAGTGTCAACCTCTGCCTCTTTGTTCTTAAGAGCATCAAGGGCATTGCTGTATTTCTTGATGGACTCATAGACTTCATCATCAAAGTCTGTCTGTCTGCGAGCATTGAGGAAATTCTTAAAATTACCACGACCAGTATCTGTTAGCTTGTCATACAACGATTGCCAGTCAAGCGAAGCCATCTTTTCCTCGTTCCATGCTCCAATTTCCTTATAGAAAAGTTCGAGCTGTACCTTCATGGCTGCACCTAATCGGTCAACACCCTTCTTGGCAACATTCTTGGCGATATTGGCCTTACTCCAGTCGGCAAGGTCCTCAGCCATGTTGTCATTGAAGAGCTGGGTAAACCAGTTTCCTTTACCGCTCTGGTTGGCAGCTGCAATGTATGCCTGAACGTTGTCACGCATGATAAGATACTCGTTAGAGACACGCTCCAGCTCGCCAAAAAGGATGCGATATTTCTCTGTCAGACTATCAGTACCCTGAATCTGCTTGTCAATCTCTTCACTATAGTTGCCGCTATTCTTGAGGGCGTTGGTCATGCGCTCAATGGCACTCGTCATGTCCTCTGCATTCTTCGGACGTTCCTTGTTAAGGGAGTTATAGAGATTGTTGACGCTACTCAGATGCTCAAGCATGGAACCTGTTGCGTTACCTGCCAACTCACTTGCACGCTTGGCCTGCTCTGAGGCACGCTCATAGAGTGCAACGATACCACCGATGGCAGCAAATGCTACACCAGTCCAGCCGCCCACAAAGCTAAGAGCACCTTTGCCCATTTTCGACCACATACTCTGACCACCTTGAAGCATATTCAGGGCATTCAGCTGTGTGGCATTGGCAATGGCTACACGCTGTTGACGTGTATAACCCTTCATCTGCAGCAGACGGTAGAAATCGCTTTTCTCCATCTTGCCTGCTATCATGAGTTCGTAGGCTTTCCTCTCTGTTATCTGATTTTCGGCTGCAAGGATGGCATAGTCAGAGCTGACAAGTTTATTCTTGTTTTGTACGAGCTTCTGCTCTTCGGCATTCAGCTGTCTGCCATACCACAAACGTTCGCGCTCAAGGCGGTTTGCTTCCTGCAACTTGGCAAGCTCCATGTTCTTGATAGCCGTATTTCCACTGGCCTTATCAATGCTTGCACCAATACCAGAGGCCGCATACTTACCAAGTCTGGCAAGGGCAATACCACTTAGCATCGGCATGAGAGTATCGGCTGCTGAAACAATGCTGACAATAAGCTCAAGGATATATTTGAGACCACTACCCATCATGCTCTCACCATCGGCAATACGTCCTAACATAATCTGCCAGGAGTCCTGTAGCTTCTGGTACTTACCATACAGGGTATCGGCAAGTTTTGACTGCATATCAAAGAACTGACCGCCCTCGTTGGTCATATCCCAAAGGACTTCCTGCACCATCTTGAACGGCACGGCACGCTTGGAGATAAGCTCAAAGACCTCACCAGTAGTTACCATTCTTCCATTCAGATCGGAGAATTTCTCGGCAAGCTTCTGTACCATCGGAATACCTGCCTCTGTGAACTGACGCAATTCCTGACCTCTCAGCACGGCAGCACTACGTACCTGACCGTAAGCCAATATCAGACGATTCATGTCAACACCAAGACCAGTAGAAATGTCTGCCAGTCGCTTGGTGGTGTCAAACAGTTCCTTGTATGGTATCTGATAAGCTGACAGCTGCTTGGTGTAAGCCGTCAACTCCATGAATGTTTTCGGTGACTCGATAGCCATATCCTGCAACTGAGCAAATAGGGTGTTGGCCTGCTCCACATCACCAAGGATATTCTGCAAGGCAATATGCTGGAACTCAAACTGACCGCCAATAGTGATGACACTCTTCAAGATGCGCTCTAAACCATAGAGTCCTGCGTAGGCTCCAATCTGATTCTGTAGCTGTACGGTGATTCTGTTGGCTTGGTTGCCTGCCTCTGCAATACGATAGTAGGAAGAGGTAAGACCTTCATTGACGTGGGCCAACATACTGACAGCATCAGCAGCTTTTCTTGCAGCATTGGCACGCTGATTCTTGGCAGCGGCATCGTCAAGTTCACGCTGTCTGCCTGCTGCAAGGGATTCGTTATATCTGCGCTGAATGGCATTCAGCTCTTCCGTAACCTTTTCCTTCGTCCATGTGGGCGTAGTGATACGTCCAGACATCAGCAAACCATTCTCGTAGCTGACGTTATGAATCAGAGCTTGTATCTCCTGAATCTTACGACCAAGGGCAGCATATTCCACCGTCTGCTTGCGGATTCCTGCAATCTTCTGCTGACTGGCGGCATCGGCACTCAGCTTATTCAGGGCAGATTGCAGTTGTTTGTTGGCTTCCAGTCGGCTGTTGTAGTCGCTGGTGGCACTCGTCAGACCGTTCAACTCTGCCTTGACACGTCTCAGGAACTCTTCGTAGTCGGCACCGGAGGCACTTGCAGGCATGCCGCTACCATTGCGCTCAGCACGCTTCACGGCTGACATTCTCGCGGATATACTGTTGATGATGCTGACAGAGCCGGACGTGTCAGTACCAGGAGCCGCACCAACAATGGCATCAGACAGTTGCTTGCGATAACGCTGCAGCTCATAATACTTGGCTTTGAGGTCATCAATACGTCTTGACTCGTTGGCAGCATTCTTGGCCTCGGCAGCTTCCTTGGCCTCGATGTTGTCAACATAGCGAAGGGTATCTTTGAGCATCAGCTCGATATTCAGACGGAGCTTGTCAAACTTGACCTCACCCTTGTTAAGAAGCCTGTCGGGGTCTTTGAACATTTCAGTAAACTGCTTGCGCACATTCTCAAGCTCGCTACTCATGTTCTTAAGACCTTTCCTCTCGTCTCTTGTGAGATTCGCACCTTTCAGCTCGGAGATACGTTTCTGAGCGATATATATCTTGTCATAGACGTTGGAAACGTCAACGATATTCTGATAGACATTCTTCAACTCTGCTGCATCGTCACTGAGGGCATTTGCCAGCTTCTCAGAGTTACGCATCAGCTTCTCAAGAACACCCGAAATCTCGTCTCTTACACCCAGCTCAAACCAAAGTTTATCTGCTGCTGCCATAGTTGTTATCCTGTTATATTGTTATGTGGCAAAAGCCACTATGATTATTCTACTTTTCCTTCCATGAAGTCATTCAGAGAGAATGTCTTACCTGCGTAGGTCTGACCGTTGCGGTCTTTCTTCCATGCTTCTACCAAATTCTTCATTTCATCCTCTTCCTGCTTAGTGGCAATCATCGACTTCTTGCCTTTTTTATCCTTGTCTGAGCCATATTCTACGGTGGGCTGGTCCATAATCATCAAGTCTATCTGAGCCGATGTATAACCGAAACGCCATCCGTATTCCATGATACCCATGAAGGGAGTAAACAGGAACGGGAGTTTTTCTGCTACGGAGTGATTTCCTCCCCACGACGTGCGACTTGGCCACGCTCGTGTCGAGCTGTCGTCATCATCGTGTCCATTGCCTCTATCATCAATACGGTAATCAGACCTAATGCGTCTGATCGCTCCTTGATTTTTTTTTTACTGGTTAAGATGACTTCCATCTGGAATGCCGTGCAACGCTCGCGCTTCACATACCAGAGCCAACGCCAGTAAATCCAATAGCCCAGCCAACTCAATACCCATGTCAGGAAACCACTCCTGCGGTCCAACTTGACGAGAGCAAACCATTTCACCAGACGCTTCTCAGCATGTTTCTCTTTCAGCATCAGGTGAGCTATACGGGCCTCGGTATCTTTGTGAAGCCACCCAATAGTGGTTACACGACCATTGACCTCAATAGTCTCACTCTCATTTCTCGTTAGGTCACTCAATAGTTCCTGAACATCTATCTCTGGCTGTTTTACTTCTTCCATTCTTTTATTTGCTTAGTAAATCCAAAAAGAAAGCAACTATCTGATAATCAGAGAGTTCTTATTTTCTTCTTTTATGGTTTTATCTTTTTTATGCCACTTTTTAAAAGAAAAGAGTGACGAAGCGGAATGCCCGCCCGCCACTCGGTTTCTTCACTACTCCCTGTCTTGGCAGGGCGTAGCTTAGTTGGTCTTCTTCTTCAAGAAGATAACGTCTGGGTTGGTGCCGTCAGTCTCAATAGAACCGTTGAAGTCAACAGCAATAACTCCCTTTGCGTCGCTGTCGAGAACGAGGCTGGCAAACAGAGCCGTGTTGTTGATAATCATGATGCGGTCCTTGGCACTGTTGACAATCATCCAAGTACCCTGAACCTTCTTGTTCTTGAGGATAAGGGCCAGACCCTCGTAGTCCACGTCGTCAACCTTACCAGTGATTGCACTAACAGCGTCCTCACCAAAGGCCAGCTTGAGGATGTCCCCAGAGATAGAGGGAACGCGGAAGCCAAGGTCGATGTCACCCGGCTCGGAGTCAGTGATCCATGCGCCAGAAAGACCGATAACCTTATACTCTTCCACTTCGGCCTCACCCTGCTCGAAATTCAGGGAGTCAACCTTACAGGGAACGTCCAGCTCGGGAGTGGCGGTGAAAGACTTTACACCTGTTTCCTGGTCAGTTGTGATTTCCAGTATACCACTCTGATAGAGCAATGAGCTGGGGCCACTGAACTTGTCTGCTAATTGAGCTTTTGTCTTCATATCAGTAAACTTTTAAAAGTGAATAAATTATTTAAACCATCGTTGTCATCTTTGCCTGTATGCGCGTATAGTGGTAGCCGTGTCCGTCGCTCGATGCAGGAATGACCGTTCGAGGAAAGTCTATCTTGAACTGATTAGGCACGACGATAGGAAAAACCTCCATCAGTGCATTTCTCAGACGCTTCATGGCTGGCTGATTGAACTCCTTCGGATTACTTCGGGTTTTCCTGTCAGCAACGAATATCTCAAAGACAACGGTAATATCCAGCCACCAGTCATCAGCCTCGCCAAGAGTCTTGTTGACGGTAGAGTATGGAAGGGAAACGACGATAAACTCAGTCAGCTTCTCGTCAGTGGCATTGGGACGCTCCTGCAGGAACGTCTTCGCGCACACCCTCTGCGCTTCCTTATCCATTGTCTCAAGTATGTCCTCTGGAGTAATCATAATCATGCAAACCTAAACTCTCTGATGTCACCACCACGACCTTCAATGTCATCGGCTATCTGTAAAAGAACCTTATTGCCGCCTACCATCTTGGCATAATCGACAACGGTAACCACTCTATACGCTAACGATTCCTGACCCTTCTTTACCCTTGGAGCGTATCTGCTCAGCCACCTCACCACTTCTGCATCAGCTAAGATGTGACGCATACCTTCGGGTGCCTTGAAGGTGTGTTCCTGGGTGCTTCCGTCATAACGCTGACGGCCCTTGAGAAACTTGTCACCTTCTGCAAGCGTCAACTGAATGGGTGATTCCCCTTCAATATCGTTGCTGGTAGCACAGCCCACAAACCTGCCATTCCTGTATAAGGCAATGCCAAATGAGTTGATGTAGTTACCCGTCATGTCAGACATTTTCAGCTCTTCCATTGTTTCACGGGCAAAGTCATGTATCTCAGACATGACCGATGGCAACGCTCTCAGCATTTCACGCTGTGCCTTGTTGTAGGCATTCTTGCGGAGATTATCATAGACTTGCTTGATACTGCTTCTGCGTACTGCCATAAACGCTACTCCATATTGGCATTTCGGTTCATTTCTCCATAAATTACACTACGGTTGTTGTCCGGCTCGAAGTCTTTGACTTCCCATTCCTCGGTGATATTACCTTTTACCACTATCAGAACGTCACCAGACATTGGTATCAGGCCGTTCCACTCGTCAAAGCGAACTGGAATGCTGGCCTTGCGCTTGTTGCTGTCAACTTTAGCGTCTCCCGTTGTCGTGGTGTCTGTATAGCTGCGGCCTATACCCTCATAGACAATCTGCTCACCAAGCCCTCCCTCGGAGTACCTGTCTGGCATTTCACGTCTCACTATCTTGATAGAGTGAGGGTATCGCGGATTACTGACCTTAATCTTCCTCATAGTGCAACTTCATGTGGAAGCGGAATACCAGCCTCATTGTAGTCACAGGGCTGAATCCCAAAGCTGCTTACATTTACCTCAACAGAGTCATCGTAGTCAAACTCTTCGTCATACTTTTCGTAGATAGACTTGGCGTAAGCAAGCATGCGGTCTTTATCTTCATCCGTCAACTGATAGCCGCCCTCGGAATGGCTCCAACCGTTATCAGAGTCAGAAGTGGAGTTGACCTTTGTAGGACCCATACAAATCCATACGTAAAGGTCGGCCTTCAGAAGTTCCTTCGTACGCTTCGGCTCGATGACGTTTTCATCATCAGCTACAGCGTCCGGAGCGTCAGCTTCGGGCTTAGGGAATAGTTCATCAAACGTCTTGTCTGGGTCTATCCCTCGTTCGTCGCAGATGTGTTCTGCTGTTTCGTCAGATATTTGGAAATTCACACAGCCAAAAACATAGTCTCTGACTGTTCTGACCTTCTTCTCTCCACTTTCGTTATCCATACGGGCAAATATTAGAGAAGGTGCGGCAGGCTGTTGCCAACCTGCCTACACCTTATTAATTTTGTGTGCGTACGTAGTAGTCAGTACCCTCAACAACCTCGGTATCGGTTGACAGAACGAAGCCACCGTCAGACTGAACGTACCAGCCCTCCTGAACAGGATTCTTACCCTCAGTATCGGTCACCTTGGTATAGGTGTAGGTCGGCTCTACTGGAGCCTCGCCCATGATATTCAGGTAGTAGAACCAGCGAGTGAGGTTAGGAACACACATCGTCTGAGACTCAGACTTAACCTTGATCCACATCTTCTCGCCGTTGCGAACCTCGCGGAACATGGTACGGCCACCGTCGATGAAGGCGGTGCGAGTGTTACCACTGTCAATAGCAACGAGCTTACCACTCTGGGTAGTACCGATGTCACCATCAGGAATGTACACCAGAACACCCTCGCGGAAGGCCTGCAGGTTGTGGTATGCAGCCTTATGGGTGCGTGGGTCAATAAACTCGATTGCACCTACCTTGTCAACAACCTCGATGCGTCCGATGCGCTGCTGGATATAGTTCCAAATCAGCTCTTCATCTTGAGTGTAAGACCATGAGATGCGCAGAGTGTCCTTCGTGATGTCGGGACGCTGAGCAACAGCAAACAGCTCGCGGAAGAAAGGCATAGCCAGAAGGTCGCGCTTGGTGCGCTTGGAGCACTCCCAGTGTCCGGCAGGCATGCTATCGTTCTCTTCTGCATCCTCGACGATCTTCTGACAAACGGTGATTGGGTTGACACCCTTACCAATGCCGGAAACCTGAACTACGTTGCCCTGACCATCCTTGTAGAACCAAGTGCTGGTCTTCTTGTTCTTGGCAGGAACGCCAAAGTCAATCTCGAACGGCAGACCGTAGGGGTTGTTAATACCGTCGATGACGAGCTTACCCTCGTTACCAACAATCTGATGACGCTGGAACTGAACGGTGTTGAAGTTACCACCAATCAGAGAGTCGGAAGCGGTGAAGAAAAGATTCATCACTGCATCAACAATATCCTGGCGCATGCCACCCAGCATGTCAATGAGAGCCATCTTCTCACGAATCTTCTTACGGTCAAGGTACACCTCATGCTTGAAGATGTTAATCTCACCAGTCTTGAGGGTTGCACCGTCAACGCTCTTAGAAGGACCGTCAGAATCGTAGTCCACGTAGGCAGCCATCGTGTAAGGACGGATGACGGCCTCAATCTGCTCGTAAGTAGGATTCAGGCGAATGTCCGGATCCAAGGGGAAGCCCATCTGAGCATAGGTAGCTTCGGCATTCCACTTCTCGGCAAACATATCGTCAAGATACATCTGCAGAGAGGCGTGACCACCGTCTACATAGCCCATAGAGGCAAGGCCCTGAGCAATAAAATCGTAAAATTGTGCGTCGCGTATCATAATTGAATACCTTTTAGAGATTAGTTACTCGATGCCGTATGCCTCGCGAGCGTCTTTGCGCAAGCGGACGAACTCAATGTTCGGCAGCTGTGCCTCGACACTGGCAGGAACATCAGTGGCATCACCCCAGCACTTACCCGACGTAACAATAGCTGTGGATGCGTAGAACGTACCCTCAACAATCTTGATGTCATGACGGGTCATGCCATTCACAGTCTTTAGCTTGGCAGCACCAGCGTCAGCCTTGATAACTTCGCAATAATCGCTTTCGTTGTCAAAGTGGACCATGGAACCAGCAGGGATAACATCACCTGCCTTGAAGCCTTGCTTAGCCAAATCAATCTTTCGACCGATATGGATAATCTTGTCAACGTCAATCCAGCACTCAACGTTACCACCACCGATTGAGTGGGTCTGCTGAGACATGGTATTGTCCGTTCCTCTGTTGTAATAGCCCATAACTGAAATGTTAATGAATAATGTTACCTGAAAAATCTTTTTACCCTAAAGAACTATTTCTTCTCTTCGGGTTTTGGGAGCTTGCCGCGAGCACGCATCTTGGCTTTGAAGGCCTCACGCTTCGCGAGAGCTTCCTTGTCTGGTCCGTCGGTACGATGCTCCTGACCCTTGCGGGGACGCTCGAACTTGATACCAGCATCCTTCAACTCCTGATAGTAGGCTTCCTCTGCGTCCTTTGCCAGTTTGTCAATGTCGTGAGTCTGACCTTCTTCGAGTTTAGGGAGCTTAATCTTGGCAATAGTAGCGTTGACGAAATACGAGTTAGGGGTGATTTTCCCTTCCTTGAACGTCTCATTAAGCTTGTTGCGGACCTGGGCGATAACAGCATCATTTGCTGCCTTTTCGTCCTTTTCTTTGAGAGACTTCTTAAGACCGTCAATCTCATCCTTCAAGGCTTTGAGTTTCGGGTCATCCTCATCCTCTTCCTGATGCTCATTGGGCTTCGGCTTCGGAGGGGTCTGCTGCGGATGCTTTTTCTTCCAGTCGTTAATCTGGGTGCCTGCCTCTTTTGCAACGTTTCCGTTCATACGAATCAGACGGTTGGCAATCCGTTTGCAGAATGCTTCATCGGCCTGACTGTCTTCGGTGATTCCTTCGAGCGCGTCATCCAACTCTGCGTTAATAGTCTCTTCGCTGAGCACTGTGATGCGTGATTCGCCATACTGTGCTTCTACTAATGGTCTGAGTGATTCTCTATCCATGATTTTTAAAGTTTAAAATTGATGATTTCAATCGTTACTTAGTTGCAGGAGTGTGACTCGAACACACGACCTCAAGGCTATGATCCTCGCGAGCTACCGACTGCTCCATCCTGCGATATTAAAAACCCGACGCTTCGGGTTGATTGTTAACCATGAAAAACATAAATCTACTAACCTTTTGACCACCCTCACGGGTACGATTTTGCATAAATATACCTAATTTTCTGCAAAAATATGAATAAAAATTGTATAAAACAAATATTTTTGCGTATTTTTGCAGAAAATTATGAATAATTATTCAATTTCGGGGTAGATGGAAAAGTTTTCAGGACTTAAAATGCCCGATGGTGAGCCGATTCTGACTCAAGAGTACATCAATACCCTCCAGCAGCAGGCGATTGCAAAGAAACTCAAAAATGCAATCGTGCCACAGGCTGGAGGGCAAGAAAACATGCTCGCTACCAATGTGGATATACTGATTTGTGGTGGTTCGCGTGGTGGAAGTAAAAGTTTTTCGGGATTGATGGAAGCACAAAAAGACATACTAAACCCCGATTTCCATGCAGCCGTATTCAGAAACAACAAGAAAGCCATGGAAAAACTGATACGTGACTCACGTAAACTTTTTTCACAATTTGGCACTTATAACAAGTCTCAGTCTGATATGACGTGGAACTTCAATGCAGGCGGCACCCTCGGCTTCTACTACCATGATGACAGCTATGAAGATTTCAAAGAACGTTTCCAAGGTCAGGAGTACGCATACATCTTCATCGACGAGATAACACACATCGAATACAACAAGTTCAAATACCTCACAACATGTAACCGTAATGCCTATGGCATTCGCAACCGTTTTTGGGGAACTTGTAACCCTGACCCTCGCTCATGGGTACGTCAGTTCATCGACTGGTGGATTGACAAAGACGGATATATCGACCCTGAGCGTGACGGAAAGGTACGCTATTGCTTCATGAAGGGTGACAGAATCAATCAGATTGTCTGGGGTGACACTCGCGAAGAGGTGTATCTCAAGTGCAAGGAAGAGATTGATGAAGTCTGGAATCCCAAGTTTGATGAATACGGTATGACGAAGGAACAGATGGTGATGTCCGTCGCTTTCGTACGTGCTGACCTCTCGCAGAATCCTATGCTTCTGCTCTCTGACCCCACATATCTCGCCCGTCTGGCCCAACAGGACAAAGGACAGGTATTGCGTGACCTCAAAGCCAACTGGAATGCCTCTGAGGTGGGGGATGACATGATTTCCTACGACGAGTTGGAACAGGTGTTCGGTAATGCCTATCAGTATGGTGACGGCATCAGACGGTGTACGGCAGATATTGCCCTCGAAGGCGGTGATAACCTTGTCATGTATCTTTGGATAGGCTACCATGTTGCTGACTTCTGCTGTGTCAACGTCAATTCCAAGACGGCAGTATCAGTCATTCAGCATAAATTGAAGGAGTGGGGTGTGCTCGAAGAGAATTTCTGCTACGACCTGCAGGGTGTAGGACAGCTCGTAAAGGGATTCTTCCCAGAAGCCATACCATTCAACAACCAGGCAGCTCCTATTGCTGACGAGGATGATGACTATGATGACGGGGTGAAGTATCTTTACAAAGACCTTAAATCACAGTGTGCATATCTCACCTACCGCAAGCTCAAGGAGCTGAACATATCTTTCGATGCAAGTCTGCTTGACCGGAAGGTGTCGGGTAATGGCTACGAGGATATTATGCTTCGTGATGTGTTACAGAAGGAGCGTATGTCATTGCGTCGTGATCCAGATACAAAGGACAAGGGTTTCTGTCTGATGCCAAAGAAAAAATCGAAGGTAATAGTAGGACACTCGCCTGACTGGTGGGAGTCTCTGTATTTCCGAGCGTACTTTGACATTGCAGAACCCGTACAGATGGAAGTCGAAAACTCATGGATGCTGGGGGCAGACATGGAAATGAATTTTGATATGGAATTTAATTAAAACAGGATAACAATATGGCAAAGAGATTTGATTTCAAGGAAGTTCTCGTTCGCAAGCCTATCTACAAAGTCTTACCAAGCGAAACGAACATTAAGTTTGAGACCTATCAGGGCAGCGATATGTCGGAGCCTAATGACCCTCTCAAGCTACAGGTCTATACGCAGTCGCAGATGCTACGTGAATACTACCCGTCGGCTCATAACATCAACAATCCTGTCCTCTATCCAGATGTGTGGAAGGAAATGCCTGTGCCGGGCAAGCCGAATCAGAAGCGTTACTTCCGTCAGCCCATCACACGTACTGCTCTGGCTTTCCAGCGCGTCATCAAAATCAAACGTAATACGCATGTGTGTGGTAACGATATGCAGTTTGAGTTGGCATCCAAGAGTCGCGACGAAAAGAAAACCCTTCAAGATACGCTGTCGCTGCTGGACTTCAAGGAAGGCTGGCTGACAATGGGGATGGAAGAGCGTTTCTACGAGGCTGTTGATTCTATCAACACCGTTGCGGATGCTGCCGTGGTTGGCTTCTTTGATGAAAATGGTGAACCTCAGACGCGCACATTCTCCTTCATCAACGGCGATAAGCTCTATCCGCACTACGACCCCATCACTGGCCGCATGGTTCTCTTTGCCCGTAAGTATTACGACCTCGATGAAGATGGAAAGCGTACCACTGAATGGGTAGAGGTGTGGGATGATGAATACCTGTATCGCTTCAAGCGTGACGTGAAGAGTATTTCTGCTACCATTCTTGACATCTTCGGACTCAACGGATTCAAGCAGGTGGGTGAACCTCAGAAGCACGGATTCCCATTCATTCCTGTTGCCTATCATGTCAATCCCGAAGGTCCGGCATGGGCTTTCTCGCAGGACACTATTGAGAAATACGAAGAGGCTATGTCGTACTTCTTCGAGAACAACAAGGCATACGCTTTCCCGATATTCTATGCTAAGGGCAAGGGCGTGAAACTCAGCGGCAACATGAATGGTGCTGTCAAGGCGGTGGCCATCAGCGACCCCAAGGGTGAAGCTGGATTCCTCAAGCAAGAGGACGTTTCCAACTCTTACAACACGCTCCTTATCAAACTCTACGACCTTATCTACGAGCAGTCGTTTGCCGTCAAGCCACCTGAATTGAAGTCTGGCGACCTGCCAGGAGTGGCCGTTAAGCTGTTGTTCTCTCCTGCCATTGAACAGGCTATTGGTGATGCTGAACATCTGCAGCCGTTCGTGGAGCAGCTGGTACGTATCGTCAAGTATGCTTGGGGATATAAGCTCAACCATCCGGCTACACTCATGGCTCTGCCTATCAAGTCGTGGATTGAGCCATATATTCATCAGAATGATAGCGAGCTGATGACAAACCTCGCTACCGGCGTATCGAATGGCTTCATTTCCATACAGACGGCTTCTGAGCGTGCTTCTAAGTACACGAAGAATGATGAAATGGATCGTCTGCTGAAAGAGTATAAGCAGAAGCAGGAACTCGACCTTCTCTATGAAATCAAGAAGAAGAAGGCTGAGGTGGAGGCTGAGATTGAAAAGCTCAAGCAGACATCGAAGATTCAAGCCAAGCAGGGTAATGTCCGCACTGGCAACGGACGTACTCGTACCACTGACGAGAACGGCAACCACGAAGGAGAGAATAATTGGGACACATGGGACAAAACGCATTAAGACATGGACGTAACAGTATCATCAAAGACTAACAAGCTCGCTCGCTCATTGGGCCTTACTCCTGAGCAGATGGCTTTCGCTGACCTCATAACGCAAGGATGGCCAGAGGAAGATGCGTATGCCGTTGCTATCCGTACTGGCATGGCAACATGGAACCGTGCAGCTATCAAGGATGAAGTGGCAAAGATTCTTTCTTCTACTGCCGTACAGAAGCGTATCGCTGCCAACAAAGAGGTGCTTCGCGAGTCGCAGGTGAAGAAGATTCAGAAGGATATGAAGGATAATGCCAATGACCTTCTGGAACTCGCTACAAATAAGGAGAAAAAGCTGATAGAACTGCAGACCATCCTCAAGACGCTCAAGCCCGGCTCGACGGAATATAACAAGGTCAATGACCAGATTATCAATATCTCTCGCATGAAGCAGAACGAGGTGAAGACGGATGACAAGACCATCCACTACTACCTGCCCGTCTCATATCCTACTGGCTGTCACGACTGCCTGTATTCTCGATGCAACGAATGTCGGTATAAGCGAGAATGCGAAGAAAGAAAGAAAACCGAGGAATAACAACACTTCTTATAAAGCCAACGTTAAAACTTTTGATTTTTGTATCATACGAAGAGAGAGAAGGGGAGCCACTTGTGAAAGCAGCTCCCCTTTGTTGTGTCTATTGCCGTGTTACGACGATCATTCGTCAAAATGCTCACAAGCTCTGTCGCTAAGTAGTACACAAAACTTTCCGTCTTTATACCAAGGGCATCTTCCCATGGTGGGCTTGCGTCCGTGAACACTCAGCGTATGGTGTGAGGTCTCTGGAGTGCAGTTCTTACATTCGCCACACTTCCTACCTACCCATTTCTTGGGTTGTTCGGGTTTTGGTTGCGGATTGGGCCTCCTGTAAACTGCCATACTATAAGCCTACCTCTATCTTACGACCATACTCTGCCAAGAGCAAGGCATCACAGATGGCAAGCGTCACACGCTCCTTGGGGAATAACTGTTGCGCCTTGGCTTTCAGCTTATTCTTCCACTCTGTCTTAGAAGCAGCTGATGACTTGCCAAGCTGGTAGGACTTCTCCCACTTGTTGGGTGTGACATCATTCGTCTTGATACCCAAAGCAAGAAGGGCCATTTCAAGATGGCCGCAATGACGGGCAAAGGTAGCGGTAGCCTTGGAACTCTGACCAGGCATACCAGTACCAACCTTCTCGAGATAGCATACACCGTCATTGCTGAACAGGGTAGAACTGGAGTACTTTCTCAGACACTCCAAAATGTCTTGTGGGGTGCCGGGCATCTTACGGACATCAATGACGTTTCCGTCAATATCCAGCACGGCAATACCACCGTTGGCTCCTGGGTCTATTCCTATAATATACTTCATAACAACTTCTTTCTTAAGTCCTTGATATGTTCGGTAATCGTAGTCAGACGGTCAGTAATCAAACCGTCGTTACACACAGGGATATAGTTTGGAATCTCTACCTTCGGATTCTCAATGGCACAGCAGAGCTGATCCAAATAATCTGTGACTCTGGTGTGGTCCTCGATAATCTCTATATAGCCTTTATTTTTGTCCATCCTCTACCTCCTTTGCCATTTCAACAAGTTTCGCCTTGGCTTCTTCATCAGCCTTTACCTCTTCGAGAATCTTGTCATCCTCTGCCTTCTCTTCGGCAGTCTCAGCAGTACCAGCAAATGCTTTCTGACGCTCAATGAGGGCTTTCAGGGCATTGGCCTTATCCTCGTAATACTTCTGGTCGCCAGTGGTACACACGTCAGTCATCCACATGCCAAAGACATGCAGAATATCGGCAAGGCTGTTCTGTGCCAGCGTCTCACCCTTCTCATGAGCCTCTAAGGCTACAGGGATGCAATAGTCAAGCCAACGGAATACCTGTGTGTTGAAGCAGAACGTCAGCGAGAAGATACCGCTGATGGCCTCCACCTTGATATAAGGTATTCCTGCACGGCTGAACTGCTTCTTGATTTTGTCAGGCACGTTCTCGTCAGCACGCAAGCCTTTGAGCTGGCTCTTACTGAGGGCTTTCGTGAACTTGAGAACCTTATAGTTCCCGATTCTTACTTCCTTGCCAAACGGCAGGGCTGGTCTTTCTTTCTTCTCTTCCATGTTAATCGTCTTCTTTTATGAATGTTCCTTTTTCTTCTACGTAATCTACTTGAAGGTTGGCATCGTTGATGACAAACTTCTCTTTCAGACGCTCAGCATTACAGCCATAGACAATATAGCTGTTGCCTTCCTGTGAGCGTTTCTTGCCAAAGCCAAGCTTACTCATGGTATGCCCGAACTTCTGACCAGTAACAGGCTCCACATCGTTATCCTTGCAGAACTGATTGAGGCTTTCAATCATTTCCGATGAAGGAATAAGGGTGTACTCTTCATGTACTGCATGGGCCTCTTTGCGCATCTGATAGCTGTTGACCCAAGCCAACACAGGATTCATCTGCAGCTGTGCCAACAATATCTGCCTACGGTTGCCCTCACTCGATGGGAATACGAACTTCCTACGTTTCAACTCTCTGCTGCCTCGCAATATCCAGTTGAAGATGCCGGGGTACTCTGCAACTAACTCACGGCTCAAAGCAGGATTCTGCTTTTCCTTCGGAATGGTAATCTCGAAGCTGATGAACTGCAAGCGTCTGATAAAGCCAAGGCTTTGGTCATCGGAATATGGCAACTCATTGAGGTTGAAGATAAGGAAAGGGATATTGTAGTTCTCACGAACGTCCTCACCAAGCTTCCTGTCCGTAACACTCTCACCAGACACGATGCGCTTGAATACTCCAGTGCGCTTTCTTCCAAAGGTACGCTGGTCTGAGTCTGATGACCAGTTGAAGATGGCATCACGCAACAGCCTACGCGCACGCATACCTTCATCACCTGTCGCAGTAAGATCGTCGTAGTCGAGTCCACTGATACGCTCCTTGCCAAAGATACCTATCGCAGTATCGTAGATGGTGCTCTTGCCGTTGGCTCCTGCACCAAGGAGTATCAGGCACAACTCTATCTTTGCGGCATTCTTGCCCTCGTAGGGATTGTACACCGTACCACGCTCCATCAGCCCAAGGCCCAAAAACATCTGTAGTATCAGGCGGCTGTTCTTATCGGGCAACACCTCATGCAAGAAGTTGTTCCACTTATTACACTTGGCATTCTCCTTATATTCGTAAGGGTGGTAGTATGTCACATGATACTCAGGACTGAAAGGAAACAGCCTGTACTCACGCAAATCCAACACACCATTCTTGAAAGCTATCAGGTCCGGTCTTGGGATAAGCTGGTTGTAATAGCGGATGATGTCGATGAAGTATTTCTTGCAGACGGTCTTCTCACCAATCATCGGAACTATCCTCAAATGCTCCAAAAGAAGGTCGTAGGCAGTCACTATCAGTTCTTCGCGGATGGTGACATATATCTTGCCGTCAAAGAGGTAGAAGCTGCCATCGTAATACTTGATAGCGGCTTCCTTGGCCATATTCCTTATCTTCTCTATGAAGTCCAGCTTCTTCTCTTGGTAGGCCTCGGAAGTCCTGTAGCCCCAGCGGCCCTTGAACTTCTCGAAGTTATAGTCACCACCGGAGCACAGTTGCAAGAGACTGGCAAAAATCTGATTGATAACTGTACTGTCTGTCATCGGGATATTATTTCAGATTAAACAGTCGGGCAAAGATGTTACGGTTCAACAGGTAGTCGATATATTCCTTACCCTCTTTGTCGGACTGAGCCAACTCACTGACACGGCCTTTCTGCAGAGTCAACTCGGCTTCCATGAGCTTGTTTGACTGCTCAAGGGTGGTATTCTTCGACTTCAACTTATCGTTATCCTCCTGGAGAATAGCCAAATCCTTGGCCATCTTCTCATTGCAGCCCTTAACCTCGTCCAGATGGTCTTTCAGCTCCGATTTCTCCTTGCAGTGGGTGATGATAATCTCGTCAAGCAACTTCACCTTCTCTTCCAGTAAGCGAATCTGACAGAGAGTAGGACGGACACGCTTCTTCAATACCTTGAATGGACGGGGACCTTTGCGCGTACCATTGACCTGATAGTTCTCGGTGTCTGACGGGTCGTAGTCCTCACCAGCCTTGACGATGCACTTCTTGGCATCATACACAAGACCGTTGGCTTCAAGCACCTGAAAGAAACGCTTCATCTCACGATCAGAGGCGTGACGCGCATAGCGCATATCCGTTCCGGCAGGAGCATCGGACGTACAATAAGGAGGAACGGCATCGTAGAACACTCCCTCGGCACCATCACCAGCCTTGCCGCAACCTGTTTCACCTACTAAGATACGGACATTTCCGAATCCACTGACAATCACATCACCTTTCTTGAAAATTCTGTCTTTCGCAATCATGATTTTGAAATTTTTGATTTATAGTTTCTTCTGGCATTTTTTGAATTGATGTCCTCTACAATTCTATAACCGCAAACCTTGCCACATAAAGATGCCTGAAAAACACCCTCATGGACGTAACCATCTTCTAAGTGAGGTTCTATAAACAACCTTCTGAACACGCTATCTCCATGTGGAGCAACGAATATAAGTGCACTCGGATCGCTATTAAACAAAGATGCAAGCTCCTGTTCACTCATGTTGCGCATGTCGGTTATCTTAGACGGACTTGTATAAAACTCTGTAGTACAATAGATTGTTATCATAACTCCGCATTCCAAATCATGTTCATCACTTCCTCGTAACTCTCCACAACACTAAGGCAGTGGCCACTATAGTTTATATCGGTATGAGCTGGCTTCACAGCACCATACTCTCCCTTCTCTTCCTTATAGGACTCTACGGAATCTATACACTCGGACCGAATAGCACAAATGCAGCCGTCAACCAACGCATGGACTTCTATGAAATCTTTACTGCTTGCCATCGTCCTCGGTATTTAAAGATATAGTTTCGTTCGGGATGATGTCAGACTTGTTGCAGGTAAGCAACACTGGCTGCAAAGCCTGCCCGAAAGTCATCACTCCCAACCAAACCTTTCCTTCCTTCATCACCTGCTGCTTCTCTTCGTCCGTCAACTCCCAACAGGAAACAACAACATCACCATTAACCATAGCAGGTAAAGGCTGGTACTCCGGCTGATTGGCACCAAACGTAGCGTTCGCTTCGGCAAACTTGACTGGCTTCATTCTGTACCTCCCTTCAATAACTCAATGGCACGCTCCAAAGCCTCGTCAACTACACTGTCACGAAGACAGCGCTCGAACTTGCGGCCCTTCTTCACCTTCTCACGCTCAGCACGATAAGACTCCAGCAACTTGACACAGCGAGACTTCGACATCTTCTTGTCTTCATCTTTCTTCTCAGGAATCTTAGAGTAATAATGACACAAGTCAATACCAAGGACATAACGGGAATGATTCACAGCCTTACGTATAGATGCCATCTGGTCAGAAAGCTCCTTAGCGGTTTCCTCAGTGATACCCTTAAGTGGGGTAGGATTCAGAAAACCATTCAACCAACCGTAAGGATCAGGATTGTCAGTACGCAGAATCTTCGTCCTGAACTCTTCGGCCTTCTTCACCATGTCATCAATGACCTTGCTCGCGTACTCAGAGGTGGTCATTATCTGACTCTCCTTAACCATAACGTTAATAACCAAGTCTTTGACAGGCATCTTAACGTCAACATAATACTTCGTTTCCTCTGGACCACAGTCAACGCTGCCAGTAACCTTGCCTGACAAATACTCTGTCTTCAACTTCACCGATAATGAAGGAATAGCAGAGACGTTTATCTCAGCTTCACGGAAACGTACTAATTCACCAATGCGGTACTTACCCATCACATGGCAAATACAGAACAACAAGATAACCGATTATGAACGATAAGGACGATTTGAAGGATTTTGCCCGGAACTAAGCCCCTCGCTCTATAATACCTATCTTAAGATAACAGAACCCGATGCAAAGATACACAAAATCATTCATATCATACATATTTATGCAAAAATACCCGTAAATATTAAGAATTTTTAATGAACGATAATATATGACACCATATTTTACCCTCATTTTTATGAACGAAATCGTGACATCATCAAAAATGTCAAAATTTCGGTATCGTACATACACGGAATTGTTAAAAAGCTCCGAAAAAATCGGGAAAAAATATTTTTGAGGTGACAGGGGCGCAAATCTCGTGCCAAAATAGGGGGTGTAGGGGTATTAAAGACTCTTTAACATTATATCTTAATATTCATTAAAATTAAGTGTCCCGTCCTTTTATTAGGCTTATTTAACACTATTTCCGATATTATACCTAATAATATAGGATATTCTCTTAACACTTTTTAACTTAATATATTTGGTTTAACATATTTTTGCATTTCGCGCCACCTTGTCACTTTGAAAAATCTTGACGTCATTTTGTCAGTACACCTTTTCTTGACAATATTTTTGCATACCTATTCATTACAATATTGCATATATATTCATACGCTCGTAACTTACTATATATCAATAACTTACACGCTTTCACGCTTTTCTGAAATCTTGACAAAGTTACGCAACGAAGTAAAGTATTTTTACACGAAATCCGGCTATCATATTATAGTATATTAACACTATTAACAAGTCCAGGCTATTTGTTAACATTTAGATCTGTTCGAGCCGGATTTGTAAACACTATTTAAGTAATATATTAAAACATTTAACAAATACGTGACTGTGTGCGGCTACATGTTAAAACGTAACTTATTGAATATCAGTACATTACGCACTCTATTTTGTAAAGAAAAAATACTATTGCATATATCGTTTTTTTTCACTATCTTTGTAATACAAAAGATGAATATTTATTATTAACCAAAGGAGCGGAGCGCTTGGGGCTCGCCTGCAAAGCAGGAACACGGAGCGCACGGAGATTATGACTAAAAAGTCAGAGAACATTCTCGAGAATGTAGAGAGCGTAAAGAACGCAGTAGAGAGCGGAAACGAGCTCACGCAGTCCGAAATCCTCAACGCCTATTTGGCAAATCATGCGGTCGAACACTATTGCGCTGCACTGAACGAGAACGAAGACGAAGTTAACGAAGTACTTGCAGCCTGCAAGAAGGAAGAAGGAATTTATTGGTTGTTCACTCAGCCCGCAATCGACGGCAAGAAAGCCGACGGCACACCACTACCAACGCGCGAAGAGTGGGAGCGACTGAACACTGAGGCCGTGAGAGTTGACAACTTGGCAGGAAAGCAGTGGTATAAACGCCCCTTTGTTATCGGTGACGCTCGCGGTGTAAAGTCAGTCGTTAACGCTTACGACCGCTACCAGTCCGCAATTGACGGAGCCGCCAAGAAGGTAGATAATACTTTGGCCGCTGCTGCTGCAATTCTCGGCGTATCGGTTGAGGAATTGAAAGCCCTCAAAGGTATTAAGTAAGAGAGCACACCACACCACGAAAGAAGGGACCGGAAGAAATTCCGGCCCTATCTTTTTTCATCCCAAAACTTTCCGGTAATGCAGCCAGGGGATCTGATTCCCTGATGGTCACAAGCCCACAAATGCAGAGTGACGGAGAAACGGGCGAGCCGACTGAACAGCCCGAACGAACGAATTGAACGAACGATTTATGAAAACGAACGAACAAACGATGCAGCCGAGCGATCTGGTTGTCATCAGCACGGAAACGTTCAAGGATAGAAAGATTGAGGTTTTCCCCGATTTCTTTGTCTACGATTCCAGGACGAGAGCAGAACTCACAAATGCAGGCAGGATTTATCTCCGCGCATTATGTGATGACTACATGAACGAGAAAGTAACTGTTGAGGAATTGCTCTGCAATCTCGACACGATTTCCAAGGAATTTCCTTGTGACTCTGACTTGGTTTATGACAAGATGTTCTTTGAGTTGACCAAAATGATGGAGAGTTAAATCATGTACGAACGAGAATATAAGGGGAACGAGGTTGTTAGACAGCTTCGTTTCCATCAGGGAAAGAGAAACGAGTACGAGCGACGCGGACTTTGTGACGCTATAGAGATAAAGATTCCCTACGCTCCGCATTTGATAGAGTTCCCGAACGAGATAACAGTACGAACGGAGCACGACGGAGAGATTTTCCGTGCCAAGTATCTGCGAACGAGCACACATTTCCCGGGCATTGTTCCGGAGCTGGTGAACGATAGCGGAGACTACATGCTGATAACGTGGTTAACGTATGGTTCCCTGCTGAGATTGCTCAAGGAAGTACGACAGGGCAAGGATATTAGGAATTTCGATTTCTTCATATCATAACACAGAGCACATGCAGTACGATTGTGCTGCATGTAATGTGGCCATCCTTCGGGGTGAGAGTTGCAAGCCTCTAACACATAGCACGGGCAAGGGCCTGTATAAAGACATATCTGCGGAAACCTCCTGAGAACGGAGTACGACATGGATTCGTTGCACGATGAAATGTTGTTGGATATGACACTGATGCAGGAAAATGCGGAGAGCGTTCCTCATTTCAGCAGTACGCCTGCTGAACGAGTACGACGAACGAATAGAGCCGCTGCCTGAGCGAACAACGCGACACCCACGCAGTAGGGAGAAGTCGGGAGTAGGATTTATTCTGCTTTACGTTGAACCTGCTGAAATGGTCGAATAACGAGTAGGCCCTGGGCGATCAGATAAAAATCATATTCATTATTACGATTGATTCTCGCAGTTGATTGCGAGTACGATATAGAGTTGGCTACCTATCTCGAGTACGACTGTAGAAATGCAGTACGAATTATCAGAGGATAATTCGTGGTGGTTCCCGTCGAAAGGTACGATAACACATTTAATCACTTTAGGATGAATCGGGCCGTGTGCTCATGGAGTACGATAGCCCCACCGCCACAGACGAATTAGATGTTTGTCTGGACGGCAGGGGAAATCTTGCTGCAGAGTACGATGAACGGCTGCAATGAAAGATATTACGAGGTGCGAGACCTCAGCATAAAGAATGGCCTGACAGATGACCAAATCTGTCATTATCCCTCGGTTGGGGCAACGACGGCCTGCATTGTCAGGAAAGTCCCAGGTGAACGAAAGACGATAATGAACGAAGAGGGAGAGACTACGGGAGAGAGTGGAATTACCTCCGCTCTCTCTTACTATTTAACCAATAAAAGTACGATTATGAAGAAATTCCTGCAAATCTCGAGAACTATCTTGAGTCTGAGTATTATTACTCTGATTAGTATTGCCATCTGTGCAGTTGTATCGCTGCTTGTCCTGTACGTTTTCGGCATCAACGATGATACTATCAGATGGTGTGCCAGCATCATGCTTTTCGGCACCATCCTCGTTGCTCTTCTTTTGGGAGCATTCGATTAACAAAGTCTCATTGATTTTTGTGGCAAAAAGCTGCAAAAATCGCTCATGTTTCACCAAATATAATGAACGATATGGATAAGTTAAAGAAATTGCAGATGGTAGCCAAAGTTCTGAGAGATCACCACGGCTACAAAGGTAACAAAGAGTCAGACCATTCCATCAGGTTTAACTTCAAGTTTGACAAGAAGGGCAACATTTGTGGGCCGTACATAGACATCTATAATGCCGAGAAGGGTGCAAATCTCTTCGTGTGGCCAGAGTTTATCGAGCTGTGTCATGGCTTGGGTCTGAGCCATTACATTACCTATGACAAATATGACCTCAAAGAGGTGGTGCTACACATCTACTAAGTCTCACGGCTCCATCAGGAGCCACTATTATTCACCAAATAACGAACGAGTATGAAACAGAGAGTAATCAAAACGACTGCAATCTTCCGTTGCATCGTAACATTCAAGGATGGTGCACACAAAATCATCCGCATGACCATTGACAAGGTAGCGCATTTCGTGTATCTTTTCAGACAGCAGGAGAGAAATATCTTCGTGGATGAAACATGTCTCTTCGAGATGTGCGAAAACGAGTGGTTATGTATGTCATCTGTAGCCGGTGCCAAATTCATCAATGACCGCACCGACCAGGAATTTCTCAGTATCAGTCTTTAAAGGGTGGGTACATTTTGTACCCCTCCCACAACAAACCAATAATTATTGAACGATGGTAGTAAACAAGATTCTCCGCAACAAGTGCGGATTTTGGTATGTGGGCCGTCTTCTGACTGTTGATCCCGATGGTGTTCCCGTCTATCAGAGGTTGTCAGATGATTACGTCTACAAAGGATGGGCATTGAACTTTGCCCGTCGTATGTGTATCAAGCTATCGTAGCCTTTTTGGCATGGGTTGGTTTTATTTCGTTCGTTCGCCTGCCTGTGCTGCTATTCACCAATACTATACGAATATGTTACCATCAGAATTTTATGACAGGACGCATATCAAGCTCTCCGGAGATGAATATGCAGACGTAGAGAACATCTACAACAATGTGGAGATGCAAAAGGATGACTTCTGCCAGCATTGGGTTGAAGAGAAAGAAAATCCTCTGTTCAAGGAGTTGGCCAAAGCATTCTGCAAGCAGACGAAAGAGCTGTTGCAGACTCAGAGCGACCTCGGCACCATCGAGCACAAATACAAGAGCGAGATTGAGGCCATTAAAAAGGAGAATGAGCGCATCCTCTCTGACAAGGAAGAGGCTCACAAATCTCTGGGTCGTAAGATTATTGAGAATATCGACGACGAAGTACGTTTGCACGATATTCTTGAGGAAGAGTTCACGATAGATTTCATCATCAAGGTCAAGCTGTATAATGACATGGAGCTTGAGCGTAGTGAGCGAGACTATCTAATCGGTAAGCTTTAGTCTTTAGGAGCCTTGAACGGCTCCACTATTCACCAAATATGTAAGAATATGGAGAAACTATTGAGAAGTCAGCTTTATCTTGTCGGCTCTGCTGGCACGTTGGAGAATCTTTGTGCGTTCGCTAAGCAGCGTCTTTATTGGGCGCAGCTCGACACCTCTGAGAGTACACGCTACGAATCCAGGATGGGTAAGGTGTACGACGTGAGCAATCTCAACGGCCTCGTTCCTGACATGGTAATCATTCAGAGCAAGGTACGTTGTTCTCTTTTCAGGATCAAAGAGAAATAGCTATGCCAAAGGGTAAAGTAAAGTGGCTCACGTTCACGGACAATCCCCGTTGGGGCAGATATTTCATCGGTGAGAGTGAGTCCAGACAGGAAGCCATCGACAAAGGTAAGGCAGCAAACAAAGGCAGATTCGTAGTTGAACGAAGAGTAAAGTTCAAGTAGTCTTTTGCGGCTCTTGCATGGGCCGCACAATTAACCCTTTAAACTGAAAGAATATGGAAAGAAGAGAAAAAGTAAATGCCATCAAGAGTCTGGCAGTAAGTAGCGGACGGATGATTAGTATGGATCCGGAAAGCTGGGGCGAGCATCGTCTGAACGCTTTGGAATCTGAGTTGCAGGAGTTTCTTGCGCAACTTCCCGAAGAGGTACGTGACGAGTACGAAGATAAGTACATCGGCAAATACAAAGAATGGCTCTATGCTATGAGCCGTTGTGTATCTCAGATGGTGACGGGTGCAGGTGGTTGGACGGCTGCTAAGCTACGACGCAAGCAGAAGAATGACCAGTACGAACGTAATGCACGCGAACGTCTTGATAAGTGGGCCGAAAAGGTCATCAAACGTTGCAATCGCCAAGAACGCATGACTGGCTGGGCCGAAGTCGAACGTCTGCAAGAAAAGCTTGACAGCTTGACTGCAGCCCAGGAGATGATGAAAGCGGCCAACAGAATCATTCGCAACAAGAATCTTGCAGAGGTTGAAAAGGTTGACGAGTTGGTTGCCCTTGGTCATAGCGAACAGGATGCAATACACTTGATGGAGCCAGATTTCTGCGGACGTATCGGATATGCTGACTACGCATTGAGAAACAATCTTGCCACCATAAAGGACACGGAAGCCAAAATCAAGCGTCATGCTGCAATGGCAGAGCGTGCGAGAGGTGGTGACGAGGTTCACGAATACAAGTGGGGAAAGCTTGTTGTTGCATTCGGTGACGAACGCTACCGCTTCATCTTCGATGGAAAGCCAGCCCCGAACGTCATCAGCCTCATGAAGAGCAATGCTTTCAAATGGAGTCCTTCAAACTCAGCGTGGCAGCGTCAGATTACCGTCAACGCAAAGTATGCCGTGAAGCGTATGATTGAACAGCTCAACAACATGTAGCCTTTAGCCTGCCTTGCATGGTGGGCACCACAAACCAATACATTAGGAATATGCCACACATTATCATGCACAAAGGCGTAGAAATACGCCAGTACGGAACACAGCCGGGCGAGAGTGTTTATCCTCTCTGCTTTACCGACGATCTTGAGCAGCAGAACATGTGTAATAGTGACGGTAGAAACATCGTCAAGATGCACGATTCTCTTTGGGATGCTAAGGCTTATATTGACAAACACGTAAAATCATGAGCCATGGAGTACGAAAAAAATTGCACTCAGATAAACATCACAAAGTGGAATGCTCTGATGAAGGGAGCCAGGAAATGTAGCTATAAGAAGCTTGTTGCCAGAATCAAGAAAGAGATTCCCTCGCTCTATGAGTCGCTGTGCCTGAACTTCTACAATCCGTGGGAAGGCGACTGCCAGCAGACAAAGACGCACTACATCTTGGTACACTCTGGCATAGAGTATTTTATCAGAAAGTAGTCTGACACCATTTCGCTGACACCAACGAAATGGTACTATAAACCAAACATTATGAATTATGAAAGCATTATGTATCTCAACTTGTCATCTGATTGCTAACGGACACGGCTCTATCTTTGAGCCAGTACGCGAAATCAGCGGTAAGAAGTTCTATTGCAAGGGAGATTTCTCTATTGCAAAATCTTGCGAGAGGGCTTATGTGGTTCTTTGGAAGAATGTGATTGTTGGGGAGTTTGTCGGAGCGAACAAAGAGCTTGTTGACTTACTCCACTCCAAGACTGCACCTGACTCAAAGAAGGTCATGCAGAGTTACAACTACAGGACCGCATTGGCTGATATTGAGGAAGCTCAGAAATGGGCAGAACGCTACAACTTCAAAATCTGCTAAAGTCTCTGAATGTGGCTATGCTTTAGCCACAACTATTAACCCCTAAACTTATAGGAATATGGAAACAAATGCAGTAGAAAAAGATGCTAAGCGCATCCACGAAGTGACAGGCCGACCAATGGCTGAGTGTGAAGAGCAGGCAAAGCAGATTGCCGAGTGTGTACGTGAAATGTGTGACCGCGTGGTGGAGTTCTTTTATCTCAAGAAGGATGGAACCACACGACAGGCTTTCGGTACGCTTCAGCAGGAAGTTGTCATTGCTCATGTGACAAGTCAGCCTTCCAAGGAACCAAACCCTGACCTCGTAACGTACTTTGATACTGAGGCTCAGGCATGGCGTTCCTTCAAGAAGGTTAACTTCAAGAGCTACGTAAAGCAGGGACAACAAGCATGACGAATATCGCGAAATATGCTTGGTGTCTCTTCCTTGCAGCCCTGACGTTTGGTATCTGGACGCTCCCAATCTTAATCGTCTTGGTCCTCGTCAATCTCTATCTTATCAAAAAGCATCCCGAATGGTACAAATGAAGTCTCAAGCCGTGCAAAGGACACGGCACACATTATTAACCCCTAAAATGTAGTGAATTATGAAAAAAGAAAAGAACATTTGCGTAGAAGAAGTTGCCAAAGTTCCTGTTGTGAAGTACTACTTTTACAGGAAAGACACGAATGGCTATCTGAAAACGGATGGTGGGCTTGTTTATGTGTCAGTCACGGCTATCAGCATTGACTTCAAGAAACAGCTCTTAGTAACGACGCTCACAGACAAGAGCGGCAAGGAGTATCTGAAAGAAGGTAAATTCTCTCTTTATGCAAGTCCAGAGGCGTACGAAGCTGACGATCCAATGAGAATGAACGTGTATCAGACGTGGGAACTTCTTAAGTTTGCCGATTGGGGCCGACTGACTGATTGCGCTGTTGGTATTGTTGACGAGGAAGAAGGCAAGCAATCCTGTTATATCAAGGTATGGATATTCGAGGATGGTGGTGCAAAAGAAATTCCCGTTGTCATCAACTCCATTGCCTGCGACACGTACGAGAAATGGCACTTGACCGACGGCAACATTCCTGTGAAGATATGGGAAACCAGAGCTGACGCATACGCCTGCAACGAATATCAGATTACTGATAGTGACGGCGAGGTGTTCACTGAGGAAGGATTTCAGAAAAGACTTGTACCGACTCCTGCACAGTGGGTTGTCATTAAGCAGATGAAGGTGCTCTTCGATAAAGCAAAGGCATTAGGACTCCGCTTCATGTGGGACCGCGAATATGGCGGTAACCTCAAGGCTGTAAACTATGAGAATGTACACATCTTCGAGTACGACGCTCAAGCGTTTGAAGGTGGCGACCTCGTTCAGGTCAAGGACCTTGCGTTTGCAGATACCGGAATTGACTTCTTCGATTACTGTGGTGACGAGGGTGATAGATATAAGTTTGCCCTCAATCCAACAGCGCGTCAGAAAAAGGAATGGCTCAAAGCCACTCAAGGTAACGAGTAGTCTTTCTCCCTGCTTGCATGCAGGGAACAACAAACCAAGTTTTGTTCGCTACGAGCAATCTCACGGCTCGCAGTTGCCATCAGTGGGTGACAGTAGGGAAAGACCTCCGTCTCATTCTCCACCACGTATCAGACGTAAAAGCACGGGTGCGGTTTGTGACATGACAAAGTACACGTTGTGCGGCAGACGGGAGAAATTCAAGCACTTAGCATTTCGGTTCCTCTCACTCCTTAATAAAGAGAGCATGCGAAAGCCGTCGAAGCCACTTAGGGACGTAAAGGCAGTGGGGGTATGCAACCACCAAGTGAGTAACATCGGCTGATGAAGGAAAATAACAGGGCGTGCCGTGCGGCCATAGAGGCGGATAGTGCAGACCACACCTGCGCGAATGACAACCAAAGGCTACCGTTTAACGCTAACGCAAAAGCGCAAGCCATGGAACAACTATTCACGGAATTATCGTGTCTGAATTGGTAAAAGTCTTACAGGGAATGTGGACGCACATTCCCTACCAATAACCAACTACACAAGATTATGGCAAAGTTAAACGTCTATTCATTTGCCGACTATAACTCTGTCCGTTTCCTCGCCCATCAGGTGAAGGATGGTAACGACAGCAGTATCAGTCGTGCAGCTCGTTACATGGCGCATCTTGTGTCGTGTATCGCTGACGAGCGATGTGTTATCATTCCTGTACCTGGTCGTACAGGTGTCGCTCTCTACACAAAGGTTCTTGCCGAACGTATCTCTGAGTTGACTGGTGTATGTGTCGTGGACTGCCTAAAGTGCAAGCCACACATGACTCAGTATCTCCGCAAGATACGCTATGGACTTGACAGCATGCGTCCGATGGATTTCTCCATCACTCAGGACGTTCCATCAGACGTTATCCCTATCCTCATAGATAACGTTCTCGACACAGGTACTACCATCATGTCAGCCATGAAGGCATTGAACAGAACTCTCTACGTCGTTGTGCTTGGCAACACGCACAACTTCCTGCATTTCAATTATCCTATCAACCTCTACGAACAGTCTCTTGCTCTCCAGTAACATGGAGAGTGCTATTAACCCATAAAATTATCAAGAATATGACAAAGATTACCTACAATGAGCAAGAACTTCGCCTTGTGCAGTCTCGCTATCAGAACAACAATGCGCTCTACGTTGGACTCGTTGACAATGACGGAGAGTTTTATGCAGATGTGACGGTCAACATGCCCATCAGCAGCACTATGCCGACTGACTGCGCTTTCGTTGACACAAACAATCTCTCTTGGAAAATCATCGAAGTGCTGACTGATGCAGGTATTGTGACACCTATCCATCAGACGTGCAGAAGTGGTTTCTATCAGTATCATGCTTTCCGCTTTCAGAATCTCTGGGATATTGATGACATCACAGCAGCGATCAACTAAGTACGAAGCCGTCTGCGAGTCAGGAAATACGGATGCTGACACCATCATAAAGTTCCCTGACCGCGAATCGGCAGAAATGTTCTGTCAGATTTGGCGTGCCTCGCATCCTGGCACCCATGCTTGGGTACGAGAGACACAGCACCGCCACATGGAGCACAACACGCTTGGCCGTTCCGTAATGACGGTGGACCTCTACGATTAGCCTCAGTGTGCAGCGTGATTTTGTCACGCTGTTCCCAATAACCCCTAAATACATCAGAATATGAATGAATACAAACCAATCTTCGCCTGCTATGAAGAAATCAAGCAGCGTGAAATCAGAGAATTGAAGGATGCGGTACGAGCAGCGAGAGGGCAGTATGTTTTCCCGAAGGATAAACATCCGTATGTGATGTGCAACCTCGACTCTGGCCCGTGTGACCTACGTGTTGACAGCGTAGAGATACAAAACATTTCAGACGTAGATGTACTGGTCATCTTTGGTTACGACGAGCAGGCAGGGCAGGCAGTTGAAATCTCTCTTGAGGATATTGCTTACAGCCATATCTCGTTTATCACAGAGGCTATTCCCGTTCGCAAGTTCACACAATCTTCATTCTCTATCTCTCGCCTCAGTCGTGAAGACCTTGAACAAAAAGGATTTGATACGTCTGACGTGGATGACAAGACGATGGAAAAGCTGGCTTCTAAGCTGGGTGATGACTATTGCGAACAACTCTTTTGGATTTCGCTCGAAATCATTGCCGAATCTATGGGCATTCCTCGCAGAGAGGACCACAAAGAGGATGATGACGAATAGCTATGGCCACCATCCGCTTGCAGCTCATTAAGGGCTTCTTCTATCCGACGGATGCAGATAGTCGTAAGATTCTCGAAGAGAGTATGCGGCTTGACCGCATCCCACTTGAACGAATAGACGTGGTATCTCCCAAACTTGTGAAAGCTGGTCATGCTCTGGCTATCACAGGCTGGGACCCACCGCCTGTTCCCGTGCGCTTTTCGTCTCTTTAGCCGTAAGAAATTTACGGCACTACCTAACCCCTTAAAAGAAAGGATTGAATATGAGTCAAAACAATGTTTATCAGATGGTGACTGACCGCATCGTGGCACAGCTGGAGCAAGGGCTTGTTCCTTGGCATAAGCCGTGGACGGGCGTAGGTCTTGAAGATGGTGGAGCTATCAACTATGTCAGCCGAAAGCCTTACAGTATGCTGAATCAGATGCTTCTTGGACGCGAGGGAGAATATCTCACCTTCAAGCAGATCAAGGAGCGTGGAGGTAGTATCAAGAAGGGAGCGAAAGCTGGTGTCGTGGTATTCTTCACCACTACGACCTATACCAAGCGCGAGGAAGTGCAGGAAGATGGCTCTACCGAGACTGTCAACGTCGTAAAGGAACATCTTATGCCTGTGCTCAAGTACTACAACGTCTTTCATATTGACGATTGTGAGGGTATCGAGAGCAAGATTAAGGTTGAAGAGGATGCTGGACCGAAGATTTCTCCCATCGAGTCAGCCGAGAAGGTTCTGAACGGCTACGTCGAACGAGAGAAAGAACTGCAGTTCCGCAACAATATACCGACTGACCGGGCCTACTATTCTCCGACACTCGACCTTATCTCTGTTCCTATGCTCTCTCAGTACGAGATTGCGGAAGAGTATTACTCGACCACGTTCCACGAAGCGATTCACTCTACCATGCCAGAGAATCGTTGCAACCGCAAATCTGAGCAGAAACTTGCTGCCTTTGGTAGTGAGGACTATTCTCGCGAGGAACTTGTGGCCGAGATTGGCTCTGCCATGCTCTGCAACAATGTTGGCATCGACTGCGAGAAGGCTTTCAAGAACTCTGTAGCCTATATCCAGGGATGGCTTAAGAAGCTCAAGAACGACAATCGAATGATTGTGTGGGCTGCATCCCGTGCTGAGAAGGCTGCAAAGTACATTCTTGGTGAGCCTGACGCTGAGTAGTCTATCATTCCTGATGTGTAAGGCATCGGGAACTATAAACCAAACAATATCAAGAATATGGAAAGAACATTTTTACCCGTAAACTGTTGGGCAGCGGAAGATATTCCGTCCAACAAACTGATTGAGGGCAACCCCGAGAACATGAGTAATGCAGAATTGCTCTCTATCATCATTGGCACTGGCTCCGATAAGGAGAATAGTGTAGAACTTGCACGTCGCATCCTTCTAACCTGTGACAACAAGCTTTCAGAGCTGGCTAAGAAGTGCAACAACCCCAACAATCTCACCTACATGCGTGGCGTGGGCAAGCAGAAAACTGCTAAGATTATAGCAGCTCTCGAACTTGGCAAGCGTCGCCAGCATGAGCAGGCCACCGAACGGCCTGAACTCAAAACGGCAGTACGAGTCTATAATATGATGGCTCCTATCATGCAGGATTTGGAAAAGGAAGAGTTTTGGGTGCTTCTCATGGGTCAGCACTTCAAGCTGATAAAGAAGTTCCGGCTGTCACAGGGTGGTATCTCTGAGGTGTCCGTGGATATTCGCATCATCATGAAGGAAGCGGTTCTGAATAACGCCACCGTCTTGGCTGTCTGTCATAACCATCCCTCTGGCTCTCTGAATCCGAGCAAATGTGATGACGATATAACATTCAGCCTCAAGAAAGCCTGTGATGTTATGCGCATCCATCTCAGCGATCATGTCATTATAACTGATGGCGCATACTACAGCTATCGCGAGCAAGGAAGAATCTGACCAACAAATGACCAACAATTATGTTATACACCGACGTTCAAGCTCAGGAACTCGTAGGGCAGGTTCTCGAATCTCTCAACGAGGATGGCCGTTATCCTCTCCATGAGGGAGATATGGGCTACTACAAGAATGCCAATGGAATCTGGACGGCTTGGGATAATTCTACAGGCGACTGCTGGGTAGAGGATTTCAAGACCCGAAAGGAGGCCATTGAATGGTTAGGAAATGTTAATTAGTCTTTTTATCCTGCATGACATTTGCCGTGCAGGATGCAACTCACACAGCAACTCACACACTGATTCACACAGTAATTCACACACTTAACACATTGTGTATCAAAGAGTTAATGCAAAACATCACACACCAATTCACACAGCGATTCACACACTAACTCACACAATCGCGCGTGTGTATATAAAGGTACGTGCGCGTTTATTGTTATATAATAAATATATATTCTACCAGTATATATATACTTGTTCAAAAACGACTTTTTGTCTCTGATGTTAAAAATTCAGAAAACATCCTATATTATAAACCAAATTATTAATTTTGCAATATGAAAGAATTAAGAGGTCTCAGTTTAGACCAAAACAAGAAGTTCAAGTTCGCTATAGAATGCGGATATTTGGACGATTGGGAAACTGACCCACGAAAATGGAAACATACTTTCGTAGGTGCTTTCCTATGGAAATATCCCTCAAGGGTTAAAATCCTGAATATCCTCAAGGATATTATAGGCAACATACCTACGTGGGGTGACTTGAATGACGAGACATTACGCGACCTCGTAGATGAACTGATAGAGCAGGGCCTTGCCACGTCATCCATCAGAACGATGTGTGCAGAGCTGAAAGTGGTACTCAATGAGAATGTGAAAAAAGTACCATGCGACAGCTTCCAGAAGATATTGTCTGTGAAGGGGTCGGCAACAAAGCCAGTCTATCTGACGAGTAGCGAAATGGAACTCCTTCTTGCTTTCAAGCCTCGTACAGAGACGGAACACTACGTGCATCGTAACTTCTGCGTCTCTATGCTCACGGGCGCAAGGCTTGTAGATACATTGAAGCTAACCATCAGTAATTGTGACATTGAAACAAATATGCTGTCATACATTCCTCAGAAGACTCCTGGCATTGTCGTACACGTTCCCGTTGATGAACGGCACCACCTGCGAACGTTCCTTGCAGATATACCAAAGAACGACAGGTGCCTTGATACGTACAACGAGGTCATACGACGCATCTGTGAGCTTGTTGGCATTGACACGGTATGTAATGCCGTCAAGGCAGGAAAGGACGTGACAGCACCAAAGTATCAGCTTGTCAGCTCTCATACAGCACGTCGCTCCTTTGCGACGAATCTATATTTGGCTGGTGTGTCGCTCGAAGACATATCCATGATGATGGGCCACGGCAAGAATATCGAGACAACAAAACGGTATATCTGTGCAGAGCGTGCGCTGAATCCAAACGTCATGTCATACTTCCAGCAGCCAGTCACCACTCCCTCTGAACTATCAGAGGTTGGTTAGTCTCAAGGCAGGGTTTTCCCTGCCACAAAATCAACCACTCTTCTCACAGCATTGTCTATCTTACGCTGGTCATGGGCGATATAACGTGCCGTAACGCGCTTACTCCAAGAATGCCCGAGACACTGGCCGATAGTCTGCTCACTGATGTCAAGGTCGTTTGCAGCTATTGATCCGAACGAGTAGCGTGCTGAATAGAGTGTGATGTCAGGACAGAGTGGTGCATACTCCATCTTTCGGAGCTTACCTACTTTGTCCTTTACCTTCCAGCTTGGACCAACCTTCTGCAGAGCTTCGTTGGCTTGCTTGGCGAACGAGTGATAGTCGCTCCTGCAGTCCATAAAACTAACGAGCCAGCCCTCTCTCGAAGGATAGCGGTCAATAATCTCCTGCGCCTCTGGCAGTACTGGCAGGGTGATGACACGAATCTTCGTCACACCTTCCTTATTCGTTTTCTTTCTGATAAACGAGATGTGGCCATCCTTGATGCTGTCTGCTTTGAGCGATAGCAGGTCAACGGGATTGATGCCTGCAAGGTAGAACGATAGGAAGAAGAAGTCAACGTATGGCCGTTGCCACGGCTCACAAGGATAATCTCTGAGTCGTCTCAGTTCCTCGACGGAAAGATTGTTGGGAACTGTCTCTTCCTCTCTGATGTGATAGTCCAGGAAAGGATAGTTTGTGGTCATTCCCTTGCGTCTGGCCCAATTGAACACAGCACGGATATTCCTCAGTTCCTTTGCCACGCCATTTATCTTCATGCCATGCTTGATGCAGTGGTCATAGAACGAGTCCATCCAGTCTTTTTCGATTGAAAAATCAGCGTTTCGATCGAACGATTCCACCTTCCTCGCTGTTATCCTATACAAAACAGCCGTTTGTTCCCTTTTTGTGGCGGCGAACGATTGGATAGCATCTGACAGGGCGAACGGCTTGGCTTTCTTCTGAATGCCGAAAACCTCATTCAAAATACGCTCCTTGAGTTCTTTGTTGCTCAGCCCTGCAATATCCCGTTCGAGACATAGCGAGGTTACAGAGGCGAAATATTTGCCCAATAGGATAGTCTTACGCTTCCAATCTCTATCAGACTTTGGAAACGACATCTCAACCAGCTTATCACATGTAGTGATGCCAGTGTTCACGAAAAATCTGCCCTGCTTCGTACTGACGATGAAGTACACAGGGAAAGAGCCGTCTTTGTTCGCTCTTGTTGTGTTTACATAAGGATAAATCTTCATATTCTGAGTATTAACTGGTTTGCTACACTATTTGCTGCACCAAATTAACCCTCAAAAGCCTGCAAAAGCCGCGATTTCTCTTAATCGCATGGGGATTTTCCCCAACTCAGAATAATATTGTAAAACCCTAACTTGCTGATTATCAGCATTGAGCGGAATACGGGACTCGAACCCGCGACCCTCGGCTTGGGAAAATTCTGAGCCAACTTGCAGAACCTTTATTTATGGGGCTTCTGAGAATCGGTACAGATTGCTACACTATTTGCTACACTAAATCACGTCTTTTTTATTATCCATACGATGATGATAACTACCAACCATATCGGTGGAACCAGCAGAATAACGGCCCAACCGAATATAAAGAGTAAGGCAGCACCGATTAATGAGCCTACCACTATCAGAATATTAGTGATAAGTTCCTTGCGCCTGGCTGTCTGAACAGGATTCTTGAGCTTTTTGCTCTTCAAATCCTCAATCATTCCGTTGATCGCCTCTTCACGCTTGTCATTGAGACTGCGCCCGTCCTTTTGTTTGCGGAGCATACTATATCGAGCTTGGAAAGTGTGAAAGGCGAATGAGCCATCTGCACCAAACAGGTTATTGACTTCATCCAACGAAGCCTTCCTGTTGGTACGTATGTACTCCAGAGCTGAGATACATTTATTCTCCATAGCCTACCTGATTAGTGATACCAATTTATTCATAACATCTTCACGCTGTTGATAGTTGGCTACGAGCTGTTTACATAGCTCTATCAACTCCGTGTTGGTGGCTACATCTACATTCCGTCGGTCTTTAGAGAGCATTGGGCCCTCACCATGTGTCAATAACCATTCCGCAGATACTCCTTCACACTTGGAGAAAAGAAGTTCTACGTCAAATGTGTCACGTTTCAGCCATGCGCTGATGTTCTGAGCAGGAACGCCAATCATGTTGGCGAACTGAGCCTGATTGCCGTTTGTGTAGTGCAATATCAGACATTTGAGCATTTCACTTTTCTTCATAACGACCTCATTGTGTTAAGAATCTACAAAATGTGTATAATATCTACAAAATTTTTATGTTCATATCTACGAAATGTTTATCTTTGTACCGTGAAACCTTAAAAACGAGTTTACAACTTGTTTACATTTTGGTTCCAGACTGCAAATTTAAAAATAAATTTTTAAATAACAATGGCAAGAAAGAAAAAAATTATTCAAGTACCCTCGGGAAACGTCGAAAAACTCATGAAAGTGATGCGTTGCTCCCGTTCAGCAGTGTTTAATGCACTCGCTTACCGCTCTGATTCCGAATCTGCCAAAGCTATTCGCTCACAGGCTTTGTCTGCCTATGGGGGTATAGAAACATTTAAGTACGTTCTCTAACCAACCGCAACCATGCAAGAAGGATTGATTGATTTTGGCGACAGCCACCCTGCACAAACTCCTATTAGTAGAGTTTTTGCCTATAACGGCACTAACGTAACCTTTGCAAAGAAAGGTGGCACCGTCATGATCAATGCCACCCAAATGGCAAAGCCTTTTGGAAAGAGACCTGTAGATTGGCTACAGAACTCCCAAACCTCTGATTATCTCAGCGAATTATCCAAAGTGAGAAAAAGCACTTTGGCCGATTTGGTGAGAGTTACGAAGGGCGGTAACAATCCTGGCACATGGATGCATGAAGACGTAGCCATTGAGTTTGCCCGTTGGCTCAGCCCAGCATTCGCTATCTGGTGCAATGACCGCATCAAGGAGCTAATGAAGTATGGCATTACCGCCACTGAGACCACGATTGATAGTATTATCGCAGACCCCGACAATGGTATTCGTCTGCTGACAGCTCTTAAGCAGGAGCGTGAGCAACGTCAGTTGGCAGAATCAAGAGCTGCCATGCTCGAAGAAGTAACCAAGGAGCAGGCACCAAAGGTAGCATTCGCAGATGCAGTACTTAGCAGCCCGGACTCCATCCTTATCGGTGAACTGGCCAAGATTCTGTGTCAGCGAGGCTATCAGACTGGAGAAATTCGTCTCTACGAGCAGTTGCGCAATGAAGGTTATCTTTGCTCAGCTGGCTCCGACAGAAACCTACCCATGCAGCGTTATCTCGAAATGGGCCTGTTTGAAGTTACCAAAGGAACACGTTCCGGCAACGGTGGCGTTATGCACGTCACACGTACTACTAAGGTAACACCAAAGGGCTGTCAGTATTTCATTGATAAATTCCTTGCACAATGAATAAGCCCAGCCAACATGACATAATCATGATGTTCCTGCTTGCTTTCCTTGCATTCGGAATAGTATTCACCCTCATTTTCATGGTAGAATTGGTATGGGCGAAATGAAAGTAGCAAAAATCGACACCCGTAAGCTCTGGCTCTCCAACAAGGAAGCTGCCAAGTATCTCGGTGTTAGTAAGGACTGGCTCAAAGACCGTCGTGAGAACGGAACGCTGCATTACTCAGTGGTTGGCAACACCATCTTCTACATCAAGAAGGAGATTGACCGACTGATAGCTGATAATGCAATATCTGGAAAATCCATATTTAACGACATAAGCAACTTATAAATCCTCAGAGGTCCTACAATGTCGTGAGACACTACCTCAACTCAGAATTAACAAAGTAAATAAATTCATAGGCTGACCTTGGCCGCTGTGAAGTTCCCAAGGTTTTCAACAAAACGGAAGAGTAGCTCAGCTGGTTAGAGCGCACGGTACGGCCATGTACTGTGAAGGTCGCAGGTCCGAATCCTGTCTCTTCCCAAAGCCATTTATCAGCAGTGCCGATGATGTCTGTGTGGCGAACAGAAGGAGGCCGGGGAATTGCTACGTGGCTAACAGTCGCACGGCTATTGAGGATTTATCCTCGCGATGATGACGGCCACGTTTGTTCTTTGACTTATTGATACACAAAGTACACCGCAATAAAAGAAGTTTGATGAAATGATTCATCGAGTTATAAACCAAATATATGCCCCTGAAAGGACAGGGGAGAGGTGAAAGTCCTCACAGAACAGATAACAAACCCACATTGCCCTCAGTCGTGAGGGCAACACTCCACTTAGCTCAGTCTGGCAGAGCGTCGGCAAACCCTATTGAAGAAAGTAAAGTGCCATAAAAAATTAATATAGCCGAAGGTCGCAGGTCCGAATCCTGCAGTGGGGACTATGGAAATATACATAAGCAAAACCAATTATAAGCTCCTTTGCGAGCTCGTTGATAAGGCGGTGGCCATCATTCAGCAGGGAAATTCTTCATGTCGCGAGTACAATATTGCCCGTCGGCTCAGATTGACTAAAAATGCCATCGTCAGGCAGGTCGAGAAAGGTAATAAAACAAAATGATATGTATAAAGAATTTCGCATTCAAGGTGGCGTGACTGAAACGGTCAACGCAGAAGGCGGTATAGTTCATCTATACGGCGGAGTAGTGGAGCATCTTAACCTTCAAGGTGGTAGCTTCATACAGCATGGCGGTATTGTAGAGCGAAAAATTCAAATTGACAGCTCTGGTACGAAACCTGAACCACAGGTGATTTATAAAGACCGTATTCAATATCGCGATAGGGTGGTCTACAAAGACCGCATCGTTTACAGAGATTCTATGCAAGTAACTGCCTTACAGCAGAAGATTCAGAAACTCGAAGAGGAACTTGGAAAGAAGAAAGCCGAGGAAACCCCGAACGATGACGTGCTTATAAGACGCATCGAACATCTGGAGTCTATTCTCAAACTGGAACGTGAACAACACGATCGAGAAATTGGTGACTTGAAAGAGAATCTGAAAGGTGTCAAGGAAGCATATTTTCAACTCCTTCACCAGCAGAATAATGTTGATACCAACAAACTTAGTCAGCAGATTGCCGATGAACACATTGATATTCTTGCTACACTGATGGCAGCTTATCCATTCACTCCAACGGATGACTTGACACTTGAGTTTGGTATCACACAGTCACGCATCAGCTATGTGGCACAAGTCCTTGGCTCCATCAAGTCTAAGGATGCCCGTAAAGAAGCTCGCGAGTATCTGCAGAAGCAGAATATTCAGCTTTTAGATCGACGTGGTGGCAATCAGGGAAACTACCCAAATAAAGTAAAGGTAGAGAAAGTTGCCAAGAATGGACGTGTAGTAGAAACATACGATAGTATCAGCGAAGCCATCGAAAAGACTGGCATGTGCGATAAGACTATCAGAATATATTGCAACTCTAAGAAGAAGAAATACACCAAGGAGGGATATACCTTCCGATTCAAACAACAATAACGATATGCTATTACTGAATATGACACATGAAGAGGTGCGCAACGAGATTCTTAAGGACCTCCCCAATGTAGAGAATTGGGAACGCCACCTATGGAAAGACTTCCGTCGAAAGTCGCTCAAGATGCACGACTTTCCCAAGTATCTTTTCACGGAGTATGTCAGCCCTCGCAAGAATACTTGGCTCGTATCGACCAAATTCTTCGGCAAGGATGACTTCTCTTCTACCTTCGGTGTGCTACAGATTCAGAATGGCCTCGTTCTTCATCAGGCTTTTGTCAATCAGGCAGAACAACGATTCTCTACCATCTGCACCTTCATTCCTCACTTCTTCGAGAGGTACGCTCAGTACAATAATCTCGACCTCAAAGGTAAGGCTCTGATAAAGCAGATGCTCAAAGATGACTGTTCCTTCAATATTGACAAGACGCAATATATCTCTGGCCGCAAAGAACGCCACAGGGATGACAACGTACATGCCTGCATGAAGAATGTTGTTGGTCTTGGTTATGAGGTTGGCAAACGTCACTATCTGATAAAAACCTGCATAACCTACGACATGTCTATGGGCAAGCAGAAGGAGATATTCGAGTCCAAGCGCAACGATGTACTGAGAGTAACGGCCAAGCCATCACTCTTCACACAGCCGTTGACACGGATAAACTTAGGAATCACTGAGAAAGTAGTTGAAAAGCTCAAGCGAAAGCTGGGCATGAAATAGTGTTTAATTTTAATTTGAAGCTCATGCAGGAAACAAAGCAAGAGAAGTTAGGAGAGTGGAAACGTCCAGAGGATATTGTCACTTTCCGTACTGCCGATCAAGCCGAAATGATTGGTAAATATCTTCCTCGAAGAGTCCTAAAGACTTGGAAGGAAGATTTTACCGATGAAAATACAGGTGAGATTGTCAGTATCGAACGCAATGAAGTTCTGTTTGATGCCGGACAAAAGATTACCAAGGACCTTGCGGCCAAGATTATGTTCAGCATCCAAGCAGGAGAAATCGAAGATGTAGAAGTTTCGGAAGATTTGGTATTGCCAGCCGAACGCTACATTGGCCACTACTTTATCAATTATGCTGTGGGCATAAGTGCTAACAGCGTGAAACGATTGTTTGTGGTTCGTGCTCAAAACATCGAGACAGCCATCAAGGTTGCTGTAGATTTTGCCAACGTTTATCGTGGTGCAAATGGTCTTATTACTCCCATAAAAGTAAATCCTGTCAACTGCACCATCATTGATGACGACGATGATTGCATTCCAGAGGAAGAGAGAATTGCTCTTGAACTCCAAAAGGATTACTACATGGTAAATGTTCGTTTCCTCGAATTTGACAACAACGAACAGAAGTGGGAGAAAACCGACTACAACTACCTAATTACGGCTGATGATGTAGGACAGGCAAAGAAACGTGTCGAGTCATATTGCAACGACGTGTTTGATGAAGTTCTCAAAAGACACCCTGAGAATAAGTTTGTTATTCGTAAGGCTGCACCTTTTGAGACTGATGGCCTCGTACCAAAAGAGTATTGTTTGCTGTACAAACAAACACCTACAATATAATGATAGGTACAGGAATAGACAATAGTGGCAGCAATTCTGCTGCCACTTCTTCACGAAAATACTACTATCGTAGGCATGGACGTGACTTTGAGATTTGCGAGACCGCTACAGGTCAGGCCGTCTTTCCGTTTATACGTTTCCGTTCACAGGAAGAGGCCAAGAATAAAGTCTACGAAATGAATGGTTGGAAACCAAAAACAAGTTAACGCAATGAATAACATTTTAGAAACTATCAAGACTGTTTCACATGAGCAGATTCCCGACCTCGCACATGACAAATTCGTGCAGGTCTATTCACAAAAGTTCGGTGCTGAGAAGGCCGAAGCATTCTTTGAAGAGCAGAAGAATCTCTTCATCAATGAGCTGACATACGGATCCTACAAGGATTTGTTGAAGAATGCCGATGCTATGTCAATCTACTTCGCTTTCCTCTTCCTGGCAATCAACGGACTTTCCATCGAGAAGGGCAACACGACGACGTGTTATCTGGAGTGTAAGCGTGTGAAGATTGGTGAGAATCAGGGTAAGGATGGTAAGAACTATCCCGTCTATCAGTCGAACGCTGTCATCACCGTCACCGGCTATGGTGAGATTATCCTGCGACAGCGTGCCAAGCAGATTCGTTCCGTCGATTCTCCAAAGGTTGTGTACGACTGCGACACGTTCCGTTATGGCGAGTCTGATGGCCGTCCTACGTTGACATGGGAGAAATGCCTGCCACGTCCGCAAGGCTCGCGAGTCATTGCCTGCTACGTTCGCATCATCAAGAACGATGGTTCTGTTGACTATTTCGTTCTTGACACCGACGAAATCCTGCGTCTCAAGCAGTATTCAGGCAAGGCTAATGCCTATTGGGATAACAATGCCCGTGTGATGGTGCCACGTCCTAACGCACTCTACGGCAAGGCTGATGACGGTTCTGATATTGACACAGGATTCCTCAAGTCAAAGACTGTCAAGCACGCTTTCAAGGGCTATCCAAAACTCAGCATCGGTGCTGGTGGTGCTTTCGAGTCTGACAAGGATTTGGACCCTGTAGATAACGCTAATGTTCCTGCCACACCGGAAGAAGCTCCTGCCAACGGAGTACAGGTAAACACAGATGAAAGTGATCCATTTAACCAATAAGTCATGGCAGAAAATCAGTTACAAGTAATTATCAAGCAGTCAGCGGAAGTCACAAAGAATGTGGCTTCCATCAAGACTGACATCACGAACGCTATTCAGGAGAATAACGTATCGCTGCAGAACTGCATCAATGCAGGCGAAGCTCTGCTTGCTCAGTCTGGTGAAATGACAGACGAGCTGGATGCTCAGATTGCATCCTTCATCAAGAAAGCGTCAGTCACTCAGAAAGCAATGACAGAGCGACGCAAGGGTGTTACTCAGGTGTTCGACCTCGTAAAATCTGGTTTCACAAAGATGGAAGCCCTTCTTGATAAGAAGTCAGAGGACAGCATCATCTATAAGTTACAGAAGAAACGTGACGAATACGCTGCCTATAAGCTGGACCTGCAACGTAAAGCTGAGGCCGAGCGTCAACGTCTCGCACGTATCGAAGCTGCCAAGACACAGCTTCATGATGACGTTATCTCTATCTGCAACAAGATTGTCAACGAGAAAACATCTGAGGCTCTTGATAAGTTGTCCGAGAAGTTCCGGCTCATGACACTCGACAATGCCGAGCAAGTCAAGAAGGAAATATCTGAATATCCTACAGAGATAAAGATTGCGACGTTCCTTTCAGACCGTAAACCGTCAGTATCTCCAGAGGTTGACCCCGAAGAGGCACGTCAGATAATGAATGCAGCCTATCGCGAAGTCAACGAGCAACTATCCAAATCCTTCACGGATTCCGTTGCTCAGACCAAGCAGGATATTCTCGATACTTTTGACTCTAAGATTGCAGAGCTGCAGGAAATCAAGAAGACTGCCGACGAAGCCGAGAGAAAGCGCAAGGAGGCAGAACTGAAAGCAGCCGAGGAAGCAGCCGAGAAAGAACGTCAGGCAAAAGCCGAGGAAGAAAAGAAAAAACGTGAAGAGGAAGAGCGACTGCGTAAGGCTCAGTCTCAGACTCAACAGCTTTTCGACCAGACTCCAACCGTTGCCGCTCCTGTCAAGGCGAAGGTGTCACACCGCATTGAGATAGATGCTCCAGAGGGCTATCTTGCAATCATTCAGATGTGGTGGGCGCATGAAGGCTCGAAGATGTCTCTCGAAGACTTGGCCAAGAAGTTGGGATTCATGACGAAGACCTGCGAAAAGCTCAAGAACAAGGAAGACCTTGCTATTATCGACGAGCATGTCATCTACGTCGAAGAAATTGCAGCGAAGTAATATGGATCCGTACTACTCAAGAAGTGAGGTCAGTAACTCTGACCTTACTTCGCTCAAACTCAAGCTCTATCCGCAACTTGATTTCGTCAAGCCAAAGGATAAGAAGAAAGCGTTCCACCTTGGTACGCTCGTTGATGGGCTTGTCACTGAGCCAAAGAATTGCAATCACTTCCGCTATCTTGTTGGTGACGAGAAGTACACCAAAGAAGAATGGGAGTGGGGAAAGAAACAGCTCGAAAAGCTACGTCATGCAGCAAAGAAAGACCCATTCCTTGCATACGTCCTCGCTAATGCAGACGGTCAGAAATGGTTTGCTACTGAGTCACAGCATTTCGATGTTGGCTGTTATTCCTTCGACCTCGCTACGCGCTGCAAATTCGACTGGTGGCTGGGTAACTTTGGTGGCGACCTCAAAACTACCGTTGCTACGTCTCAGGACCAGTTTGAAAAGTGCATCGACTACTTTGAGTGGGACAGAAGCCGTGCATGGTACATGGACCTAACCCATTCTATCAATCCTCTTTGGGGTAATCAAGATTTCATCTATGCCATATCAAAGACTGCCAACAAGGTATTCTACAAAAAGATTATCCGTGGTGACGAACTCTATGAACGTGGCAAGGAAAAGTATCTTGAACTGGCCTTTAAGTATTGGTTATTCGTTTAGTCTCTCGCTGGGCGGTCATCCCGTCCAGTACTCACAAACCCTTTAAACAAAAGTATTATGCCAAAGTACAAACCGTACAGTTATCAAGAAGAGGGTATCAAGAAAACCCTCGAAATGAAACGTTGCATCAATGGCGACGAAATGGGTTTGGGAAAGACAGGTCAGGCGATTGTCTCAGTAGAAAGAGCACACGCCACACCATGCCTGGTGATTTGTCCTGCCTCTCTCAAAATCAACTGGCAGCGTGAGGTAGAGAACTTTACCGACCTACGGCCTCTCATTCTCACCGATGCCATCAAAGCGACATTTCCCTATTTCATAGGGCAGATGAATCTCTACGATGTCGTTATCGTCAACTACGAATCTCTCAAGAAGTATTTCGTGGTCAAGGCTGATAAGGGTGCCAAACTCAAAGACATCATCTTTCAGAATGTTATCAAGCAATTCAAGTCTGTCATCATCGACGAGTCACACCGCTGCAAGAATCCATCAACGGCAACAGCCCGTTTCTGTATGGGAATATGTAACGGCAAAGAGCATATCAATATGCTTACCGGTACACCTGTTGTCAATGACACACTCGACCTTGCAACACAACTCTGCATCCTTGGGCGTATAGATGATTTTGGCGGCTACCGTAACTTTGTCAATACCTACGGTGACGGCAAGCATCTGGAAGAGCTGAATGCCATCCTTCACAACTCATGCTATTTCCGTCGTGGAAAGAAGGAAGTACTCAAAGACCTTCCAGACCTCACACGCTCAAAGGTTATAACTGAGCTGTCAAACCAAGAGGAATACGATATGTGCGAGAATGATCTTCGCTCATATCTACAGGAATACAAGAAACTAACCGACTCCGAGGTACGCAAGAAGATGCGTATGCAGGCTTTGGTGAAGTTTATGAATCTCAGAAAGATTGCAGGCCAAGGTAAGGTAGATGCCGCCATCAGCTTCATACAGGACTCCACTGAGCCTATCGTGGTGTTCGCTGAGCATCATGACATCGTAGATAGTTTAGTGGAAGCTATACCCGATGCCGTTTGTGTTACAGGCCGTCAGAATGCCGTACAGAAACAGGCCGCTATCGACGCTTTCCAAGCTGGCGAACGTCGTGTTATCATATGCTCCATCAAAGCAGCAGGCGTTGGCCTCACACTCACAGCATCGTCAAATGTGCTATTCGTTAATCTGCCGTGGACCATGGCCGACCTCTCTCAGTGTGAGGCTCGTTGTCATCGTAACGGTCAGAAGAATGCCGTCAACTCATGGATTCTCATTGGCAACCGTGGTGAACTTGAAACCATCGACTCCTATCTCTTCTATCTGATAATGAAGAAGGGTTCAATGGCCAACAAGATAACTGGTGCCGTTGACGATGCACTAAAAGATGAACACTACTTCGATGAACTCGCAGACTTGTTTATTAATGGAATCAAAGAAGGTAAGTAATAATTTTAAATCATAAGTAACATGGAATTAACTGGCACAATTATCGCTATTATGCCTGCAAAGTCAGGTGTATCAGCACGCACGGGCAATCCGTGGATGACTCAGGAATATGTGATTGAAGTTCCTGGGCAGTACCCAAAGAAATGTGCGTTCTCTATCTTTGGTGAGGACCGCATTAAACAGTTCAATCTCCAACCAGGAGAGCAGAACGTTACCATTCAGTTCGACATCGACGCAAGGGAGTACCAAGGTCGTTACTACAACGATATTCGTTGCTATAACGTTCTGAGAGCAAACCAGCAAGCCGCTGCACCTGCTGCCGCACCAGCTCCACAGCAGACTGATATGTTTGCAGACCAAGGCCAACAGCAGGCTCCAGCTCAGAATCAGAATCCCTTCCCACCTGCCGCTGATGGTCAACAGGAAGGAGAGAATAACGACGATCTGCCCTTCTGATTATGAAGCTGCTACTCAAAAACACTCGCGAAGGTCTGAAACCAATGTATGATGATGACTACGACGAGAAAAAGAAGCTCAAGATAGGTGAGGTGTACGAGGCAACAATCAAACAGCCTCGTAACCTTTCCTTTCACCGCAAGTACTTCGCACTCCTGCGTTGTTCTTGGGAATATCTTAACGAGCAGCAGCAATCCTTCTTCAAAAATGATTTAGAGGTATTCAGAAAGTCCCTCGAAGTTACTGCCGGATGGTGCGAGCCTCTGTATAATATTCACTCAAATGAATGGTTCCACGCTCCTAAATCCATCAGTTTCGAGAAGATGAATGAGACAGAGTTCAACACATTATATAATAATGTACGCGATATACTCTTCAAGGCTATCATCCCTAATATCTCGAAGGAGGAATTTGAACGTAACTTGGTAAACTTTTTATAGTATTGTGTATGTGCGAAGGATTCAAACAAATCTCCAACGACTTCTTTAAAAGCGACTATTGGCGTCAATCCCGTACTTATAATGATTGCGAAGCTCTACTTGATATTATCAATCAAGTGAGATTTGAGGCATCTGAGCATACTGCTCGTATCGGAGGTCGCGAAGTAACGTGGGGTCAGGCACAGTGGCCTGCATCTGTTCGATTTCTTGCTGCACGGTGGCACTGGACGGAATGGAGAGTAAGAAAATTCCTTTCAGGTTTGAAAAGAAAAGGTGTTATTGATACAGCCGATGACCAAGGCGTAAATATGATTACGCTAAAGAAGTATCTAATCTTCAAGTCAGAGGAATCTCACACACCAACTCACACACTTAACGATGTGGAAATCAGCGAGTTAGCTAAAAAGCTCACACAGCAAATCACACAGCAAGAAGCAGGCTCACACACCGCTCACACAAAACATAATAATGGAAAGAATAAAAGAGATTCTTCACTACGTTCAGAATCTACTCTGTTCGATATGGAAGAAGAATTTCCATTCTCAGATTTTTGGGAACTTTATGATAAAAAGGTTGGAAAATCTGATTGTCAGAAAGTGTATGCCAAAATCTCCCTTAAAGACAGAAAAGCTATATTTGATTATCTGCCCAAATATTTAGAGGCAACAACTGTAAAGCAGTTTCGAAAGAACCCGCTTACATTCCTGCATCAGCGTGCTTGGGAAGATGAAATAATAATCAGAAATCAGAATGAAACAACCTCAGCTGCTACAGGTAGTCGGGCAGCAGGTGCTCCAACAAACGAGCAACTTGTCAACGACACCTACGACCTCATTAATGAAGCCAGAGCAAGGGAAAATATTGACGATTCTTTCTAAGTTTGGTGATAGAGACCAGTTCTTGGCAAGAGTCAACCCTAAAACTCAGGCTTCATTTGCTCTGAAAAAGGAGAAAGCCATTATGGGTGACTATCCTACGCTGACGGATATTTGTCTGGCGTATGGCAAAACATTCTCCTTTCAGTGGCTATGCCCTCAGATTGTGGACTTGTCAAAGTTCACAGGTGCCAAGAATCTCGACAAAGAACAGGTGGAAGGCCTCGCAACTATCATAGCTGCAGAATATCACTACCTGAAAGTTACTGAGCTTCTTCTCTTCTTCTACTATTTCAAGACAGGCCGTTATGGTCGTTTCTATGGCTCCGTTGATCCAATGGTGATAACCTGCGCTCTACGAGATTTTATCAAAGAGCGTAACATCTTCATTGACCAGTATGAGCGAGAGCAGAATAACCTACAGCGAGAATTGAACAAACAAGGTGCAATAACTCGCGAGCAATGGCTTGAGCAAAAGAAACAACTTAGTCTGGAAAACAAAAATGAGCAAGAATGATACTCTTTGTCAGCATGGAGATAAGATGATAAACATGAAGTATCTCCCTCAGTGGAATGATGATAACATGCCGTCCATGTCTGACAACAGCTCTATGGAAGAGGAAAAGCGTTTTTGGCCGGACGAACAGCCGTTAGACGCTAATCAGATTGACGATTACGACAGCTTCAAGTCTGTGCCAGTTCTTGACAGGAACGGCAATATTATAGGCGAGAAGATGGTGCCTGCAAGAAGAAAACGTAAACCAAAGAAAAATGAATAACATCAAACTACTCTACATTGACCTCTTCTGTGGTGCTGGTGGCACTTCCACAGGAGTTGAGTATGCACAGCTCAATGGAGAAAAATGTGCGAAGGTGATAGCGTGTGTTAATCATGACGCTAACGCTATCTTATCCCATCAGGCAAACCATCCTGATACGCTACATTTTACTGAGGATATTCGGACGCTGAATCTTACACCGCTCGTTGAGCATCTACAGAAGATGAAGAAACAATATCCTAACGCTTTGGTGGTCCTGTGGGCTTCACTCGAATGTACCAATTTCAGCCGTGCCAAAGGTGGACAGCCTCGCGACGCTGATTCCAGGACGCTTGCAGAGCATCTTTTCAGATATATCGAAGCAATCCGTCCTAACTGGATTCAGATTGAAAACGTCGAGGAATTTATGATGTGGGGTGAACTTGACGAAAACGGCAAGCCTGTATCAAAAGACCAAGGCTCTGATTATCTTCGCTGGGTACGTAAGGTACAAAGTTACGGCTACAATTTCGATTGGCGCATTCTGAATGCAGCAGATTTTGGAGCATACACCTCGCGCAAGCGTTTCTTTGGTCAGTTCGCTCAAAAAGGATTGCCTATCTCGTTCCCTATTCCAACCTACGCCAAGAATGGTGATGAAGGTGGAATGTTCTCTTGTTATCATAAGTGGAAACCTGTGCGTGAAGTGCTTGATTTCTCAGATGAAGGCGAGTCTATCTTTGGACGAAAGAAGCCTTTGTGCGAGAAAACACTGGAACGTATCTATGCAGGACTGATAAAGTTTGTAGCCGGAATGTCTCAGAAAGATTTTTCAGCCTTTATCGTGAAGTATAATTCCATGAACAAAAGTGGTCATTATGTTGCTCCTTCTATCGACGAGCCATGTCCTACGGTTGCCTGTCAGAATCGTCTTGGTATTGCACAAGTATCTTTCCTGTCGAAATATTATGGTGGTAAAGACCATAACGTATCAATTGAAACTCCTGCAGGAACAGTTACAGCAAAAGATCATCATGCGCTCGTTGGTGCTGAGTTCCTGGATATTTATTATGGAAACGGATTCAATACTTCAATCAACGACCCTTCACCAACTATACCGACCAAGGATAGAATCTCGCTCGTTCGCTGTTTCATTGATAACCAGTACGGCAATGGTACACCATCATCAGTGACACAGCCTTGTCCGACTATTCCTACAAATCCAAAACAGTCAGTAGTTCATGTGAAGCCTTGGGTGATGAATACGAATTTTAACAATGTAGGAAGTTCGGTTGAAGAGCCTTGTCAGACTATAACAGCTAACAGAAAGTGGCACTACCTGATGAATCCACAATTTGCGTCAAAGGGTGGTAGCGTGGATAAACCTTGTTTCACATTGATAGCACGTATGGATAAGATGCCGCCATATCTCGTATGTACTGAACGTGGAGAGGTGGGTATTGCTATCTACGAAGATGACTCTCCGATGACTCGCAAAATCAAGGAGTTTATGGCTATCTATCGTATCATTGATATTAAGATGCGGATGCTCAAGGTGTCAGAACTCAAAAAGATTATGGGATTCCCTGAGAACTATATTCTTGTTGGCACTCAGTCAGAGCAGAAGAAATTTATAGGCAATGCTGTTGAAGTTAACATGAGTCGTGTTCTTTGTGAAGCACTCTGTCAGAAACTTTCTAATATTATTAACATAGCAGTTTAATTAAATCTTTACTAACATGAATCAGAATCAAGATTTAAAAATGCAACTGTTGAAGCAGTTTGGCATTAGTGACGAACCAAAGACTATAGACTTCTGTCGTGAAGCCTATAAGTTCCTTGTTGAAGGTGACACTATGAAACTTGTCGGTTACGACGAGAATGGTGCACCTATCATCGAAAAGACATCGTTCTCTCCTTACGATACAACTCCAAAGGAGATAACAGCTGTTGACCTTGGACTCCCGTCCGGTACTCTGTGGGCTGACCGTAACCTTGGTGCCAAATCTCCATCAGACTACGGTGCTTTCGTATCATGGGGTAATACTGACTTGCATTTTCCCGACAAAGGAGATGTTGATTGGGGTGATAACGATAACGCCTTCAAAGACTACGAGTTTAGCTCTGACGAATACGAAGACACTCCAGGAGCAAAGCTCAAAGGAGATATTGACCTCGAACATGACGCAGCGCACGTTAACCTTGGTGGTGACTGGCGTATGCCTACCAAAGAGCAATTCCAGGAACTCTATGATAACTGCAGATGGATTCGTTCTACAGTTAATGGTGTTAACGGCTATCTCGTAGTTTCTAAGATAAATAAAGCATCCATTTTCTTCGCTTGCTCTGGCAACGGCTACGGCTCGTCTTGGTACACTCGCGGCTCGCACGGCAGCTACTGGTCTGCATCGTTCGGCTCGGCTGTCAGTGCTCGGCGCTTGTACTTCTACTCTGGTGGTGTCCATCCGCAGAGCAACAACTACCGGTACTACGGGTTCGCTGTTCGCCCTGTTCAGAATATCGTTACCAAGAAATAACCAAACACTCGGCTCTGCCAACAAGCCGTTCCACAAGAACGGCCCAAGGCAGAGTCGCATATTATAGACGATATGAAATTC